ACACCATCTTCTTTGATGACTGTAGCTGTTCTTACATGAATTGCTCTATGTTCTCCTACAACTTCTATTTTATCTTCTATTATTTCTTTTGTTATTGCCATTCTATTTTCTCCTATGTCCGTACCTAGAATCCACTAGGTATATTAGTTATTATTATGCATCTGTAAAATATTGAAATCCTACTGAAACTGTATCAATTCCAGATGCAAAAAGATTTGAATTTAAAGTGCTAGAACCTCCATTATCTTCACATACTGTAATAGTGAAATAATCATCCCCCTCAATCATTTCAGCTACTAAATATCCTGACGTACCCCAAGATAAGCCTCCTATTTTTACAGTTCCAAAAGACCTACCACTTAAACTATCTAAATTTGCTACTGTAAAAGGTAAAGAAATACGAGCATCACCCTGTGGGCTTGATTGAGAATCGCTTCTTATAATCCCTGTTATAGTTACTAATCTGCCTACTTTTGTGTATGCATATTTTGTATAACTATTTATTGTTACACTGCCACTTGTTGCTGGTGTAATAGTTGGTGAGTAAGTACCTTCTTCATAATCGTCAAGTTTGTTTGCTGAACCTGTACCGCCTAGATAAGCACCACCACCAAGGTAAATATCTTTCCATGTATAAGAAGAAGAACCAAGGTCGGTGGCACCATTGGTAGCATCTCCTGAATTATCTGTTGCGTATACTATGCCTGTACCAAAAGACAAGCCTGAATGACCTGAAGATGTACTGTGTATTTTTAAGTTATTACTACTAACAACACCAATACTTCCAACTGTTGAGCCATCTTTTTTGAAAGTAGCAATATCACCATCAGAGCTTTTTCTATTTAATATCATTACTCCTGATGATTGGTCGCTACAAGCAAATATCTCTCCATTTACTGTATAAGAAGAACCTACTGTGCTTGTTGTATTAATATTGTTATAAACACTGCCAGTATGAGAAACCAACAAGTTGCCTGAAGAATCAATCCTAGCAACCTCACTATCTGCCATATCAAAAATAGTAGCTGTTTGACTGTTTAATCTTAAATTACCATTTGAACCTGTGATATCAGCAGAAGCTCCAAAGCCTGTGTCTGTTAAAGTTATAATTGGGTCGTTAGCAGCAGATAAATGTAATAATGTTGAAGGACTATCGGTTCCAATTCCAACATTTCCTGCACTTATATGGTTTGCTGTACCATCTGTATAAAAAGCAATTTTTTCTACACCACCATCATACATATGGAATCTACCACCATCCGTAGATTTTTCACCCATAGAAATTATATTATTTGTATTACCATTTGCCTGAATTGATATTCCTGAGGCTGCAGAACTAACAGAACTAGATTTAACAGTTAAGGGTGAAGTAGGACTAGTCGTTCCAATTCCAAGCGATTCAGCACTTGCATCCCAGTATAGAGCTTGGCTAGTTCCTGTATCATCGTAGAAGGAGATGTCTCCTGTATCTGCAATATTAAAAAATCTCTTTCCATCAATATATGTAGCAAATCCAGATGACGCTTGTACGTTATCAGGGTCTATTTCAAGCCATGTTTGGGCGTTTGCAGTTCTTAGTTTTGTTGAGCCAGACACACCCGTATCTATTAATTGTAGTTGTGCAATACCAGCCTCTACAGTCAAACCATCACTTGTAACTGTACCTGTTACGTCTATGCCTGAAGAATCAATTATCATTCTCTCAGTTCCACCAGTATCAAATCTAATCTTATCTTCGTCTGAACTTTCTTCTACTTGTACTTTAGTATCTCCATCAGCATCTTCTAAAAGCAATGCAGAACTAACAGTAGTGTTTACCCATGTTATACATTCTACTGCTGTTCCTGTTGGAGGAGCTTCAGAGAATGTTAAAGTTGTTCCAGATATAGAATAAGTATCTTTATGTTGAAGAACACCATCAATAGTAACTACCGTAGCATTTTCATTAACGGGTGCAGAAGTAAGTGTAAGTGTTGTATCACTACCATCTCCTGTCATAGTATTTAAAATAGGAGCAGTACCACCACCACCAATTGAACCCCAAGAGTCTGTATAGCCTTCAAAGCCACTTGTAGTTGTGTTATATCTAAAGTAACCTGCTGCAGGACTTCCGGGTCTTTGAGCTGTTGTACCTACTGGGACATGCACAGCATCTGTATTAGCTCCTAAGTCTAATGAGACATCTGGAGTAGTTTGATTGATACCAACTCTATTAGTACTAACATCTGCAAACAATACACCACTGTCAACATTTAAATCTCCAGAGAATGTAGCAGCGTTAAAAGTTGTAGGTACTATATTAGCAGTACCATTAAAGCTTACACCACCAATAGTTCTTGCAGTCTCTAAAGCTGTTGCAGTAGCTGCATTACCTGTAGTATCTTGATTCAGTGTACCGATTGTAAAGTCTAAAGTATTGTCATCGTCTTGGTAAGCTACTGTAATGTTTGTTTCAGTATTACTTGATACCATTGCACCAACTGTATCAGCTATAACTTCTGATAAGTCTATGTTAGCTGTACCATCAAAAGATACACCATGAATAGTTCTAGCTGTTTCTAATGCTGTAGCTGTTGCAGCGTTACCAGTTGTATCTTGGTTAAGTGTGCCAATTACAAAGTCTAATGTATTGTCAGCATCATCGTAAGTAACTGTTATGTTTGTTTCTGTGTTGCTAGATACCATTGCTCCAACAGTATCTGATATAGTTTCTGCTAGAGTTATACCACCTATAGTGATTGCATCAGCTTCTAAAGTTCCATCAATGTCAGCATCACCTGATATGTCTAAGGTAGCTGCATCTAATTCACCACTAATGGTTATGTTTCTACCACCTGTAATGTCTTTGTTAGCATCTGTGATAATAGCTTTACTTGCTATAACAGTTCCGTTAGTTATACCATCTATTAAGTTAATGTCTCCTGCACTCGCTGTAACGCCATCTAAGATGTTTAATTCATTAGTTGTAGCAGTTACTCCATCTAATAAATTTAATTCAGCAGCAGTGCTTGTAACGCCATCTAGGATATTTAGTTCTGCTGCAGTTGATGTAACTCCATCAAGTATGTTTAACTCTGCTGCTGTACTTGTAACACCGTCAAGGATGTTTAACTCTGCTGTAGTGCTTGTAACACCATCCATGAGATTAAGTTCTGCAGTTGTAGCTGTAACTCCATCAAGGATATTAAGTTCATCTGTAGTTACTGTAGCACCATCTAGTATTTCTAACTCTGCTTCAGAGATATCAGCACTGCCAATTACAAAGCTTGTACCTGTAATTGTAGTACCTGTAATAGCTGCAGCACTTGAACCACCAATAATAGCACCATCAATAGTACCACCGTTAATGTCTGCTGTATCAGCTACAAGGCTGTCAATGTTTGCAGTACCATCTATGTAAAGGTTTCTCCACTCTTGTGAAGAACTACCTAAGTCATAACTGTCATCATCATCTGGGATAATGTTTGAGTCTACGTCAGCACCGAAATACTACGTTATCAGTAGCTGCATCACCCATAGTAATTGTACCACCGTTAAAAGTTGTAGTACCTGTAACTGTTAGATTACCACCTACTGCTACATTACCTGTAGTTGTAATAGTATCTGTATATGTATCTTTAAATCTTAAACTTGTTGTACCTAAATCTATATCACTATCTGTAACAGGTATAATAGCACCATCAGCTATGTATAGTTGTTGTACAGGTGCTGAAGATACTTCAACATAAAATTCTATGTAGTTATTAGTAGTATCTATTAAGACTTTATTGTTTGGAGAAGTTTCACCAGCATCACCAATTAATCCTATAACTGGTCCACTAGCTGCTGTACCATCATGGCTGTGACCAGATGTATTACTAAATGCGTTTACTAATTGGTTATATTCGTTATTGAATAAAGCAGCAGTAATTGTATCTCCGTCTGCAAAAGTACTTTGTCTTGTATATCCTGCCATTATGCACTCTCCAATGTTTCTATTCTAGTTTTTAAATCATCAATTATTGTTTGTTGATTGTCCACTTTGTCGGACAACTCTTGTATAGCTTTAGTTAAAAGAGGTACAAGTTTGCTTTGGTCAATGCCTTGATATTCAGGATTGCCTTCATCATCAACTGCATCTTTTTCACCTGTAATAGCTTCAGGAACTATGTCTTGTACTTCATGTGCTAAGAAACCATCAACTGTATTATCTGCATCAGCTATAAAGTTAAATCTAGCTGGTTTTAATTGTGCAACTCTATCAAGAGCATTAAATGTGTAATCTACATTTTCTTTTAATCTGTAGTCTGAAGATGTGTTGTAAGAGGTTGCACTGGTTGTTACGCTTATAGTTCCTACACTAGCAGCATCTCGCAAAAAACTAACAACATTACCATTACTGTTTTCTCTTTTAAAGTAAGCAGCTATATCATTAAATCTTGATGAAACTATAAAACCATCATTACCAACACCAACACCTTGTTGTCCGTCCGATAATAGTGTTGCAGGAGTTTGAGTAGTACCCACCATCAAGTTGCCTGAAGAATCAATCCTAGCTCTTTCTGCAAAAGTATTAGTACCACTACGATTTTCAAAAATAATTAAATTACAAGTAGCTGTACCTGCTGCTCCATAAGCCTTTAATGCAACATTCCCTCCATACTGGTCTCCTGCATTACCACCTAAATATATTGAAGCACCAGAACTGCTATTATCTGCAAAAGTAGGAGTAGTTGTAGATTCACTATTAACAACACTAGCAGTTATAAACATTCCTTGTGAACCTGATGGTGCAAGAGACCTACTTATTACAGGAGTTGTACTTGCACTTGCTCCAACATGGAAAACACCTCTAACATCAAGTTTTGATGTAGGACTACTCGTTCCAATTCCAACGTTGCCTGAATTATCTAAACGAAGTTTTTCTGACCAAGTTAAAGCTGCACCTGCTCCAGAAGTATTATTACCTGCTGTTGCTATAGAATAACTTCCATTTACAGAACTAATTACCTGACGAGCAGCATAACCATTGCCAATGTACTTTTCACCAGAGTTGTAATACCAGTTTTGAGATAAGTACCCTGTTCCTGCGTGTTCCGCTAAAACTGTTTGGCTTTTCATTTGTAAAATATTAGTTACAGTATTCCAAGAACTAGGGGTTCCACCAATTCCAATATTGCCTGAACCATCAATACGCATTCTTTCTGTTGAGTTAGTAGATACAGCTAATGTTGCAGAAGCTGGTGAGTAAATTTTTGGAGTTGTGCCGCCAACAGAACCATTACCATTTGACGGTGAAAAATTATTTGCATGAACTGTACCATCTTGTCTAAGTGTTACAGCATCTGAAGCATTTGCAGTAGTTGAACCTGTAATAACATTACCTGAAGAATCAATGGAGAGTCTTGTTGCTGCTGCTGTTTTATCGTATATACCAAAACTACTTCCAACTGATAATGCCCAATCTCTAGTTGCATTATCTAAACTAACAAATGTATAAGCACCAGTTGTTTCAAATTTTGCAACATCAGTTGAAGATGAAGAAACATGAAGGGTATTTGCAGGACTAGTCGTTCCAATTCCAACATTGCCTGAAGAATTAATACGCATGGCTTCGCCTGAACCAAAAGTACCATTATTGACGTTAAATTGTAATCCTTTACCAGCACCGCCTTGCATAACAGCTAAATCTGATTTAAAACCAAACATAGAACGACTACCTGCTACACCTATTGTTGTTTCTGCATTTGCATCTCCTACAGTTAATTCATGTGCAGGACTACTCGTTCCAATTCCAACATTTTCACTACTATCAATAGTTATAGCTGTCGCATTACTATTATCTACAATACCCGTACTTAAAAGAGTTCTTGTTACTTTTGTTATTGCCATTTGTTTTTATCTCCTGCCTGAAGGTATGTAATCTACATAAAAGCCATTAATTGTATAAGGTGCTTTTGTGTCCTCACTAATTATTGTAAAATTGTTACTTGTCCCACTTCCTTGTAACGGAACTCTTATCAACGGATTAGAAGCTCCACCAAATACGTTAATATTAAATACAGCATCACTAAACTTAGAAGGAGGGTCTATAGTTCCTAAATCAAATAAATCTGCTGGTTGTGGTATGTCTGTACTACTATAGTCAAATCTAACTTGAACATCAGGTTCTACGACTCCTTCAGCCGATGCAGAAACTCTAAGATAGTGTAAAGTTTTTAAAGTTCCTAAATCACCATAATCATAATTAGGAGTTTCGTATCTTGCTAAAACTTCACTACCGTTAAAGTTATTACCTGTATCATGTGAATAAATATATCCGTCTGTATCTCCATGATAATATTTTTCTATACCGTTTGTATTAAATCCAGAACCTATAGCTGTAACTTCTATTCCTCTAGTCTCTGACCATTGAAATCCATCAGGTCTTAATGTGCCTATGATTCCTCTTTGAGTTGTATTATCAGCTCCTGTATTTGTATAAAATAATCTGTACTGTGATTTTTCTCTTAATACTACACTACTAATAGTGTATAAATTTATATTGTTTGCTAAGTCTGTAACAGTTGGTTGTATAGCTTTACTAACTGTACCTAACTCAACGTCACCAATTCTCGCTGTACCAGCAACTGTTCTTAGTCCATCTGGTGCTAAGAATATTAAGTCACCACCAATCTCTTGAATACTATAACCACTTAAACAACCTACGTTTTCTGCAACAGGTACAACTGCTACAGTTTGACTATTGTTTATGTTTATAAGTTTGTGAATACTATTTTCACAAAATATAAATAAGTCTTGACGGAAACCTCTAACTCCTACAACTTTGTCTGAGATAGTTACAGCTCCTGCTCCAGTACCACCAAAGTCTAAAGGGTCATTGTAAACACTATAGTAAACTGTATTCTCGTTATCTTCTACACCAGCAGCTATTAAATGATGGTCATGTGAAGTTATAAAAGTAGCATGTTTAGTTCCTGTTACTGTTATTTCTTCTGTAAAATATGTTCTAGCACTTAAAGCTCCAGCACCTTCCATTCTAAAACTAAAAGGTTTATTAGCTCCATCAGCTATGACTATTGTTCCATAGTCTTGTGCAGCACCTTCAAACATTGCAAATTGTACTTGCCCTTGTCCAGTTCTAGCTGTAACACTTTTTCCTGTAAAGGTTGAGTAGTTATCTCCACTACTATGAGATAATTTATTTATCTGTAAGTAAGTAGTTCCGTCTTGTGTAAAGTATATATTAGTACCTGCACAAACAACAACTCCATCTGCATAAGGCATAACACCTAATATATTAGTGGTACTTCCTGTTGGTTGATTAGTTCCAAACTTTTCATAACCATTAATACGTCTATAACCACCCTCTATAGAGACTTCAAAGTTTCTAAGTTCTGTAGCTACTCCGGGAGTTCTTAGTAAGTCTATTGCGTTTGCAGAGTTTACTAAACCTCCAGCACATGCTACTGTAAATGGTTGTGAACGTGCCATATTTTAAAAGTAAGTTCTATCGTCTGTCATATACTTTGGAGCTGGATTCATAAGATTAGATTTCATATACTTCATACCTTTCTTATAATCATCCAATGCGAAAGCTGCTTGTTGTGGGCTTTCTTTAAACTGCCAAATGTAATAACGAACTCTAGCTGTTATTATATTACTGTATTGCTCTGGTAAAGTGATTGTATCATCATATGTTGATAACGCAGTCGGTCTTACAAAAGCATAAAAGTGTATATTATAAACCTTATCAGGTATTGGACTTAATCCAAACTTTCTATTGTCAGGAGACTTGATAACAAATCTAGGCTCTCCATGGTTTTGAGTATCTGCATCATCTGCATTCTCACTGTCTCTGTAGTATCTTGTCCAGTCTGTATTCGTAAGAAACTTTAAACCTTTAGAGACATAAGGTGTTGTTTCTCCACTTACGTTGATTGTTGTAACATAAAAGTCATCCCAATCTATTGATGCGTAGTCTGTAGCAATACTAGAACTACCATCTTTTAAAGTGTACCATCTTTGTCCTGCTACAGTAGGTACAGTTACGTTTCCATAGAAAGGGTCAGTAGCTCCACTTACGTTTGCAGCAAAGAAAGGTAATTGTGGTTCTTCGTTGGCTATATCAAAAATTGCTTTGTTTATACTATCTTTTACAAACTTTTGAAGACCTACAGCAGTTGCAAAGTTTGCAGACGTTAAAGGTATTTCATTAAGTTCTCTTAATACTTCGTTAGTTATGTCAAGATATGTAGTAGCCATTATTTTTTATGTACCTTTTGAATTGGAAAGTTTGCTTCTAAACTTGCACCTTTATGTTTTACAAACTTACCTGTGTGTTTCATTAATTTAAACGTACCATTTTTTTGTTTCATCCAATGGTGTCCTTTTGGTGCTTTAACTTTCATATTAACAAGGTTTTCCTTTTGGACATTCACCATTCTTGTACATAGGTTGTCCACCTTTTTTATAAGAACTTCTTACTTCTCCACCAGCAGATTTTTTCTTACGTTTTTTCATGTTACTTCCACAATGCATATTTATCTCCTATTAAAAAGTGGAGGGTCAATTAAGACCCCCCGAGTGACAATTAGTCAATTACATAGAATGCACTACATAAAGCATCATCTCTAAGTACTTTCGCACCATAGACATGTAAGCCTCTTACTATATCACCAAATGATGATGGGTCTCTCAACACTTCAGTTGAAAGAATAGTATTAGCAGTAGCAGTTGATGAAATGTGACCAGCCATACATTTACCAGTAGCGTTAGATGTAGCAGCAACGTTGTTAGATTTGTACATGTCAAATCCTCTTAGTTTACCACTTGATACTAAACCATTTCTGATAGAGCCTTGTCCAGCGTTAAAGTCAACAGACATTAACTTAGAGTCAGCTTTAGCTAATTCTTCATAGAATGAAGGAGGAGCTACGAACCATCTACCTTCTTCAGGTACATTTTGTTCGTCTAATAGTTTAGCAAATCTTGCCATAAGGTCAATTGCATCTACACCAGTTCCGTCTGAACCTAATAGGTCTACAGAGTTAGTAGCGTGTCCTAATGTTGCATCAGCAGTTGCACTGTCTGAACCAATAATGTGGTCAGGTGATGAAGCTGAACATCCAGCAAACATAGTTGCTAGAACAGCAGCATCATATGCATCTTTAAGAGCATACGCAGCAGATGATGAAGCTACTTCTTTGAAGTTGACATGTGACATTTTAGTTTCAATATCATCTACGATGAATTTGAAAGCTTTAGCACTATCAACAACAAGAGTTGTTTCAGCATCAGTTAGTTTAGTTGCAGTTGTGTCAGAACCTCTTGTATAGTCAGATACAGAGATTACTGGTTCACCAATGATTTTTACAGAGTCTCCGTAAGCAGATATCTCACCGGCATAGTCGGTGTTAGTAATAGCTTCAACTACACTTGCCTTTCTGAAAAAGTTAAGAACTTTCTTAGAGTATATGGAAGGTAGGAAGAAACTATTAGTTTGTCCACTAACGGAGTTTGCAAAGTTTGCATCGGTATCAGTTGAGGGTTCAAAATATTGAGCCATGATATATTCCTTTAGTTATAATAGTTATTTTACGATTCTGCCTTCTTGCATTGCATCTGATATCTCTTTTTCAAATTTATCAAATTCAGCAACACTCATTGCAGCAATCTCCTTTTCAGACCAAACCTTTTGTTGATTAGGTTCTATACTTTTTGTTTTAGTAGAAACCATATCAGCAGCAGATTTTCTAGTCTGTTTAGAAGATGACTCAGTCTTTGTAGGTTCAATTCCAAAATCCTTTTTAAACAAGTCTAAAGCACGTGAAGCTAGGTCAGCATCATTATCATTATCATATACCCAAGCTTGGATAGATGAATGTTGTTCTTTTGCCCAACCATGAAAATCATCACTGTTTCTAATATCTTCAAAATCAGGATGTCTTTCTATTAACCTTTTTTCTGCAGCTTCTCGTATTAAATTGTTTTCACGTTCTTGGAGTTTACTAAGGCGTTCTTCTAGAACTTTTGCTTTAGTCTCCGATTGCATATGAGCAACAGTTTCTACGACATCATAAACATCTGGATATTCATTCTTAAATTGTTCTAAGTCTTCTGGAGATTTAGGAGCTTTGTAGGTTGGTCTGCTATTAGCAGCTTCTTCTAAAAGTTCTTGTTCTCTAGATTTAAACTCATTAAGTTTGTTATCATAATGTTTTTTTAAATCATCATATCTTTTTTTATAATCTGGTTTCTTATAAGGAGTATCCAGATTTTCTGTTTTAACATTATCTGTAGATGTAACTTCAGTAATGTCATCACTATCAAAGAGTTTATTCTTTTCAGAAGGCTCTTCAAAATATAATTGATTAGCAGGGGTAAAAGGTTTATCTTCTACGTGGTAATCTTTCTTTGCGTTATAAGGATTCGCTTGTTCTTCCTGTTGGACTGTATTAGTCATTTTCTATTCTCCTACTCAGGGCTTGTTTCACAAGGTAGCTCTATGTCGACTAGAGGGCTTGTTTGTAAAGGTAGCCTTTCGGTTATTAAAATGATAAAGGGCTGAGTAATTAATTCAGGTAGCTTTATCGTTATAGTTGTTTAGCTTTGGATGTAGCTTTTAGAACCACCAATAGTACGCTTTGTTAATTCATCTTGAACAGTAGGGTCATCCTGAACTATTCCTGATTGACTTAACATAGGTTTTATTTTAGTTTCTTCTTCTGGCATTCCACCTTCTGCTAAACCTTGTCTTTCATCTGCAGCAGCTTCAGCATCTTTCATCATAGACATTAAAGCGTCTTCTCCGATTTCTTCTACAGCTTTTGCAGTAAAGACAAATTCTCCATCAGATAACCTAGCAGGTATACTGTCAGAGACTCCTGAACCCGGACCATTAACAGGACCAGACCCAGTAAATTCTTGAGCAACATCTATTATCTTATCAAATAACATAGATAATTCCTCGTCTTGTTCTAGTTTGGAAGTTAGCATATCTTCTTCTTCTTCGCTTAATGCTTCTTCCATTATAAATCTTGTGTAGTTATCTTCCATGTCATCATCTGATTCCATTTCAGATTTCATTGGTGGTGTCATAACCATTAACATTTGGTCATCCATTGACCCACCTTCAGCTTTTTTCTTTCTGTACATACCACCCATATACTTAGGCTCTCTGTCTTCTGCAGCTTTTTTCATTGGTTCAGTTTTATTACCGTCTTTATCTAAATCTAAATAATCTGGTTTTTCTAACATTGACATTATATTTCCTCTTTTCTATTAATTGCTTCTTTAACCTGTAGGTCCAACTGCCCTAGGCGTTCCAGAGAATTCAGCTTCCCCTGCAACCGGTACATTTCCAATTCCGATGTTGCCACCACCAGTGCCTGTAACTCCAAGTTCTTGAGGTTGTTCAGGTGTTCCTTGAACGCCTCCCATAGGTCTTTGTTCCCCGTCAGGAGATTGAGCCTGTTCGCTATTCGTTTGTCCAGCATTTTGCATTCCTATTATTTGTGCCATCATAGCTGCTTCTTCAGGGTCGTTGAGTATTTCATCAGGGTCTAAGTCTAAGCTATAAGCAAGTTCACTAACGAGTTTAGAAATCTTAACAAAAGGAGCAACAGCAGGATTTTGAGCAGTTTGTAAAAACATAGTAAGTCTTTGACTTCTAACTTCTTTTTGCATCAAGCTATTAGTACCTGTAGCTTTAACTTCTAAATCACCTTTTACATCCAACTCGTCCTCTAGAAATTGCATGTTCCACTGGAAATAAGCTTCTCCAAGTGGCTTCAATAAAAAGTCATCAAGATTTTTGATAACTGTTTTAATATTTAAACTTGAAGCACCTAGTAACATTGACATGCCAGAAGCAGTCCTTGTCATACTCTGTACTCCTGTTTGTCCGTGTGAATAACTAGGTATACCTGTTTGTTCATCTGCAAGTTGTCTAAACTTGTCAAACATCATTAAGTTTTCTTGTGATGTATTAGGAAACTTTAAACCGTGTATAGCTTGTCCGGGCATTCCAGCTTGTCTTCTAAAAACTTTACCCGGATATATTTCCATTGATTGTCCACCAACTAAAGCAGACTCGTCTACATCAAACACTAGAGAACCAGACATTGCTAAGTTATCTATAGCCATTCTTGCATGACCGTTCATAATCTGTTGTGAATCATCCATGTTTTCTGCTACACCAATACCAAAAAAGTTGTATGGGTTTCTTTCGTATGGGAAAGCATGATAAGGTATTCTATAAGGTGTAAATGGATTTAGTACTGCTCTTAATAAATAAGTACCACATGTCCATATATTTACCTGTACTTCATCTAAGTCATCAACGCTGTCGGGTAAGTCAATTCCTACTTCTCTTGCATACTCTGCATCCATTATTCCCCAGTACTCTAAGACTTCGTAGTTAGTACCTACTTCTTCATCATATCTTGAGTCATCTTTTAACTGGCTTTCAAAATCTTTTTCTACGTAATTAGCACCCATTTGAATAGCATTACGTATTGCATCTTCGTCAAAGTAAGGCATGTTTCTTAACTGTCTTAGTTGACTTCTATTCATTTTGTGTCTATGAATTACATATTCACATTCTTCCATGTTAGTAGCATTGGGGTCTGGATAAAAATCCCAACAACTTACAAACTCTATTCTAGGTACTCTAACTTCTAAAGGGTTATAGGTTCTGTTACCTTCTTCATCTGTATCCCATTTGTGAAGTTTTTTGTTAAAGTTAAATGGTCCTTTTACAATCCCTGTGCCTAGCAAAGCAGATTCTAAAAGAGCATTTCTCATTTCAGCATTACCATTAGATTCTTCTATCTGGTCATGGATAAGTTTTTCCATTCTTCTTGCAGCTTTTTGTGCAGGAGATACTTCTAAAACTTGAGGGTCTGGACTAGCTCCGTCTTTTAATATACCTAAACTTTCTGCTTGGTCTTCAAGACTATCTTCAAAAATACCATTGTAATATGTAGCTCCGGGCTTTAAAGTTTTACCATCACCTTCGTAACCAACATCATATGGATTTACATTAGTGCCTTCTCTATTACCAATATCATCAGGCATTTCACCTTCAGTTGTTTCTAATCCGGGAATAGGATTACTTGTATCTAAATGTGCGTAGTCTGTTTCGCCTTCAGGTATTTTAGTTTCTGAAATTCCTATCGGAAATTTACCTGTACCAAAAATAACATCTACAAGTTGTCCAAAGGCTGCAAGTACTTTAGTCTTAGTAACTTTTACAAATACTCTAGACTTTTCAGATTCTCTAAACTTAATACTTTTAGCGTATAAGCCTCTATAGTTTTCGTATGCTTTTAACCAACGAGTCTCGTCAGTTTGTCTAGCGTCTTCAGCAATTGCAAATCTATCTTTAATAGTTCCTATAAGATTTCTTTGTTGGTCTTCTTCAAGAGTAAGCTGTACTCCAGACTCACCTTCAACTTCTTCGTAGATACTATCAGCGTTTAGAAATGTATTTGTATTCTCTGCCATATATTAATAACCAAAAGTTGAATCAGAAGGACTAAACATATCTGATTTTATTCTTAACATCCTATCTTGTGGATGGTCCATTCTAGGTCTACTCATTAACAAATACCTTAGTGCATCATATGCGTGGTCTGCTGCATGAGTATCCACATCTTCAGGATTAGACTTAGAAAGAGGCAAAGCCTGTATTTCTTTTATTAAATTGACACATGTGTTAAATATTTGCAACCTAGGTCTTCCTGTATTATTATTCTTTCTCAGGTACTCATGTATTTGAGTCTTACCTGCTAATCTATTCTTATCAGCTCGTCTTAGTTTATGTCCTTTATTAACTAATATTTCACCAATCGTAGGACCTGTATAACCTGTCCTAGACCATGCTGCTGTATCAAGTACCCCAGCTATGGATTTTATCTCTTCCATTTCCATCTCTGTAATGGTGTCTCCGAGTGCTTCTCCTGTCAGACCTTTTTTGTATAATTCTCTATATATAATAATGGTCTTATCTTCAGGGTCGATAGCAGCCCAAAGACAGCAACTTTCTGCAGCATAACCGTAGTCTACTGCTTTAACTCTTTCCCACCACCCCGGTAATTCAAAAGGTGGTATGACGTGTGTTTCTGTCTCAAACTCTGCGAATGCTGCTCCTTCTGAGATATCCCAGTTACCTTCCAACAACTGTTTACGTTGTATGGCTGGTAAGGATTGTAGCATCCTTTCGTATTCACCGTCTTCAGCAAGGTGAGGATTATCCTGTAACAATGCTGGTATAAACTTTCTACTGAGACCGTCCTTACCTTCAAAACTTGTATTCTGTTCTGCTGGTTCTACGTATCTCTTTTTAACCCAAGCAGCACCAACACCACCGGGGTTAGCTGTACATCTTAGATAAGTCTTAATGTCTGGATTAGTAGTTCTCAAACGAGAAGCTAAATAGTTCCATCCAAACTCTGTGGGTAAGTGAGTTATCTCATCAAACCCTATCCAACTGTACGCTTGTCCTTGATAACGATAAACATCTGCATCTCGTTCCAAGAACCCAAACTCAATCTTTGCTCCACTTGGGAACTGCCATAACTTTTCTACTTCTTTAAACTTAGCACCTTTAAAGGCTATCGGATAAAGCTCTCGAGACTTATCTATAAGTTCTCTTAGTTCTGGCATAGACCTTCTAAGTATCAAAGCTCTATGCTCTGTTATGTGGCAGTATCGCAACGGGTCTATTAACATTGCAAAACTTTTACCACCACCTGCTGCACCACCGTAAAGAACATCTTTCTCACCTGCAGCTAGAAAGTCTGTCTGTGGTCCTTCGTTTGGCATAAAAGCCACATGAGAACCAGTCGTATCTAAATGTTGTTGTATAGCATCAGGAAGCTCTTTTGCTTCTGATTCTGTTATAACATTAGATGTTAAAACTTTCTCTTCTTTGTCAAGTTCTTTCTTGACTCTAGCTAAACTTCTTGTTAGCTTTTTAACTTTCTTACTTTTCTTGTTAAGTTTATTCTTTGCTTGTAAAGCTAACTTAATGTCAGAAAGTTCTGAATTTTTTGGTCTACCGGGTCTAAGCCTTGGTGTACCGTCTTTCTTTAGTATATAACTCCCATCTGGGTTTGTCAAGTACTTTTTAGAATTATCTTCCATATACCTTGTCTACGTGTTTTTTCAATCCGGGTCTAGACATCTTTCTTCCTGTCTCTGCCTCTAACCAATCTACTCCAATACCTAGACTAATTTCTCCGTGAAAGACTGCTTCAGATACTTCTTTTAACACCTTTAGTTCTTCTTCTATAGGTTTAAGAAAAGAATCAGTGTCTTCATCCATTTCATATCCAAAAGGTATGGTTGATGAAGTTCTTGTTATATAACCATCTTTCATTTTACTTTTCTGTAAGCTCTTGTTTTTCTTGCAGTTTTCTTTGGTTGCTTACTGTGCTGCTTTCCTTTTTTGGTGTCTTCTCGTTTCTTTCTAGTTGTTCTTGCGTATTCTTCTTTAGATAGTGCCTTAATAGCCTTCTCTGGGAGATACCTTTCCCCAGTCTCTGACGATTTTTTACCACTCTTGGTACGCCATTTTTGCTTTGTCCAAGCTCTAAGACTTCTTTGAGACTTTTTTAGACTTGACATTCTTCTTTGGTTTGGTTGTTAAACATTGTTTAAATATTTTTGCATAACATTTCTTTGCTTTATCCATCATCTTAATCATAAATTCTTTAATCCTTTTCATTTTATTTATAGCCTCCCCCTTTGGCTTTGTATTGTTTTGCAAGGAGCTGGGCTTTTCTAGCAGACCATTGACCGGCTTTACCACCTTTGGTACCGGCTTTAATGCTGTTGAAAAGCCTCTTACGCATAGTTGGCTTGGTATAATTACCAGCTTTATTTACAGTTGACTTACTCTTTTTCTTTGTTGGCATCATTGCCTCCTTTATTAAATATTAAATCCCAGTTATCTCTATACGTTTTAGAGTGTATATTAACTCTAGGTGCAGAACCTTTACCACCGTCTGAAGGTTTGTAAAGTCTACCCTTATTCTTTTTACTAGACATAAGGACAGGTTTCTCGTTGCTTCCTAGTTGTGGCATTCTACCACTTTACCTTGTCAGCCCAATAAGCTGCTGACATCTTTCCTTTAGCAATGTTCTTACCGTGTCTTGCTTTAAAAGACTTTCTCTTTGCTTTCATTCTGGCTGATTCACCTGCTTTAGGTTTACCAGCAGTCTTGGCACCCTTTTGACCAAACCTAATAGTTTTAATCTTATCACCTTCTTTAGCCACAACAATGTGTGATTTAGTCTTGTGACCCGGAGTTCTTTTAGGTTTGTTAAACCCTGAAACTCCTGCTCGTTTTAATCTACTATCTCTTTCTTTTGGCATTAGTGTACCTTCCTTTCTTCTAATTGTATATCGTGTTGTAATTCTTGTATCTCCCCAAGAACCAACAATCCGTATTGTATTGCTATTCTATTTGCTTCAGCGACTGTATCAGCTTTAATGTATGGACCTATTGCAGCTCCATCTTCATTAACATGCTCAGTTATCCAAAGCCTAGTCATAGTCTGCATCCTCTGCTTCTATGATTACCGGTGCTTTATCAGGCATAAGAAAGATACCACCACTGTTCATGTTGTGATTAATATCTACTTTATCTACTCTACTAACACCAACTCTATCTAATAACGTCTGTGCAGCAGTAAGTTTATTAGCTGCTTGTACTATAGGTTTCTTAGATTCCATTATCTCTACAAGTTTAAAAGCTGCTTTAGGGGCTGAGTTAGCTAGTATCTCTTGAGTGAGTTCTAGTATCTCAGACTTTAAAGTCTTTACAACATGATGGTAATGGGAAGAATAACCAGCAAGTTCTGCTGCTTTCTTTGCATCACCACTAGTATTGACTAGGTGTTCTAGGAAAGACTTCTGCTTATCTGTTAATTCTCTTTTAGTTGTTGTGTTATCTACACTTGGTAATATAGCCATGCATCTAGTATACACATCGATTCTAAACTTGTCAAGCTTTAAAGTTTTTTTATGAAAGCCTTGACAAAAGTGGAATGCGTTGTTATACTAAACGTAGTGTCCCCTCCCGGGTCAACATATACCCACAACACCCTCATCAAACAATTGACTGCCTAGTAGACAGGAACTTATTGTGGGCGAAATAAATACCTTTAAAGTCTTTAAAGATTTTAGAGTTTTAGTGTCGGGGCGTTAACTAGTTCTAGTTAATGACCATTATTCTAGAAAATGTATAACCATGCTATAGATATATAGGGTAGAGGGTATGGTCTCCTGCCTCCCCCTTAATAGATTTGAGATTGCCTAAATTGGACATCTTCAAAACTCTATAACTTGTAAGGCTTCGGAGTCTTTGGGCTTTACCAGACTCTGTTCTTTTGGTAGCGTTCTCTTTATCTCTGTAAACATCTACAGAGCCTTACATTCAGAAGCTTCAGAGGATTCTTGAAGTTCTTAACGCCTTTCATCTTTAGCAAGACTATTGTCAAACAGATTCCATGTTGCTCTGAAGTTTCTGCATTCATAGCCTCACATTCTTGTCAAACTTTTCACCTCTGCTTGACACTCTCTCAGTGGGCTTTTGTTCTATCTTTGTCAACACTTATTATATCTGCATGGTATTTTCCATTGCAATTATCCTTTAAGAAACTCCAATCGTTAGACTAGAATGTAGTATTCACTCGGTTAAAGTTCACTCCTCTTCACTATCTGATTCAATACTCTAAAGCTTTAAAGTCAATCCTCCTAAGTCCTTGTTCCATTTTAGCCTGAGAAACTCAACTCTATAGTTTCACTCCTAATTCTATTAAAATCATAACATCTCCAAATATTTTCTAGTTTACAATGACATAAAGACTTTAAAGTGACAAATGTTTACAGTATTTCCTCGAAGACTCGGAAATCTATAAAACTTTTGTTCCCAAAACCTCACAAAACTCAAGCATTTGCAACTTGAAAATCTTCATGTTTTTGTGTATTCTTTAATATATGGAGATAACATGATTTTAATAGATTACTCAAACAATGAAACTATAGAGTTTCAAACAATTTCTCAGGCTAAAATGTTCACTGCAGACTTACTCGAAGTTGACATTAAAGCTTTAGGAATCAGATGTGAAGACTCATCTGACTTTAACCTCCTAGAAGACTACATTCTAGGGCTAACTCATTCCATTTCTTAAAGGAGAATATTATGGAAAATACATTTGATATAAACGCTTTTGACAAAGATAGAACTTCAAGCCCAGCTTCGTTCAAACAATGTCAAGCTATCGGCTACAAGTTTGCCAAGAAAGGTTCAGCTATGAACTGGAAACTTCAGAAGCAAATTACAGGCTGTCTGTATAGTCTTGCTAAAGATGAAAGACTAAACTTCAAGAAAGCTCATCAGCTTCTTCAGGGTAAGTCTCTTCCGAAGGTTTACCTCGATAAAATCGACCACTACCTAAAAGAAAAGGTCAGCTAAAACCTCAAAGACTCTCTCGCCTTACAAGTGAGAGAGTTTCTTTATGTCTGCATAAAATCTCAAATCTAATCTTAATAGTGAAATTACTTTGTAATTGCTCTTTATGAGGGCAGTCGACCACACCAAAGAAGTTAAATAAGTTAATTAAGTTAAGATAAAACTCGAGCTTTAAGTTTAAGTCGGTTGGGCTGGTAATTGAGGGCAAATCTGTGGATAACTTATCTAAATTTATGTATATCTTATGTATATCCTGTTAATTACTTGTGGATAAGTATAAATTATCTGTGGATATCCTGTGAATTTAAGTTTAAATTTAAGTTTGAATTTAAGTATAATTTTAAGGTTGTGTTTAAGTCCTAGCAAACTTAAAGTATAAGTATATCTTAAGTTTGTTAAGACGCTTGACTTTTGCCAACGCTTCGCTAAAATGGGTGTCGGCTCAGCAGGGAACAAACCCCCGCTTAATTTTTAAAACAATCGGAGATGATTATGAAAACGAAATGTAAAAACCCAAATGGTAAATCTAATATGCAAGTCATTCAAGACTCAAAATTGAGTGCTTTAAAATTTAATAGCCTTGACAAAGTTGAACGGTATATCAATGAGTTAGGCTATGTTTTCAAAGTAAGAAATTCTGTTAAAGAAGATAGGTCTGTAATTTATAGACATAAGTTTCCTAAAAATGGACATGTGTTTCTTAAATCAACCTATGACTTTTTGAATGACAACACTATGGAAATGGGAACAGTTTGGACGATTAGCAAATTTTAAATATAAATATATACTTAAGTTTGTTAAGAACCCTTGACACCGACCGAGAAAGTTGCTATAATTTGTCGGTCAGCAACCAACCGAGACTTCAAAGTCTCATAAATATAGGAGATATTATGGAAGAACGAGACCACTTAGAATTTTTAGATTTTATGACCGAACAGGAATTAAAAGCTGAAACAATTGAAGCTAATAATGAATTAGCTGAAGATATTAACCCAATAGTATAGGAGATAAACATGGCAGATATTAGATTACACAAAGTAACTAAAATTGAAATTAAAAAAGTAGACAAAGGTAATGGATATCTTTGTAGAGATATTGTTATTTATAACAAAGAATGGAATAGTGATTTAGGAGACTATATAACTATGGAAACAACTTTAGATTTGTTTTTAGAAAATAAGTCTGCAACTAAATTAGTCTACGAGAAATAAATCCGAGAAGATGTAAGGCATAAATTATTAAATTAAAAACTGCTTTCTTGAAGATATATAGTGCTAGGTATCACTAAAAAGTGCCTACAATATTAACTAAAAATATGGAGATATATTATGGCGAAAATCGTCTATGGAAAAAGAAATACTACAACCGTTGATTCAATATATGACTACGGAAGTATAAGTGAAAAAGCTATTTGGAACTATGCAAATAGTCTAGGTGTAAATATTATTAGAGTTAGAGCTAGTAAAGAAAGATATGAAACTACTACAGGAGATACTTTCAATGGGTATCATTCAGGTAAAGTATCTATCTATCAACAAAAGCCTAAACCAAATAAACCTTTACATTTTGTAAGAAGAACACCACTTGGTAAAGACAACAAAGGTATGCAAATACTTGAAGTTGCTGATAATATTGATACACAACAAGTTTTAAAAACTTTACAAGACTATGAGTATTATACAACCAATGGTTTCTTTGCTAGGTTGGGTATAACATTCAGAAGAATGTTTGCTTAAAAGATTTAGTGTTTAACGAGCCTATCATAAAATCCTTAAGTGGTCATAGGTTGAGAGTTGGAGTAAGTGCTAGAAACCGTTTTCCAACACACTAAGAGTGCTAGGTATCACTTTAAAGTGCCTCTTTTAACTTAATGGAGATAAAATATGTTTGATGAAATATTAGAATGTGTCATCTGTGAAGGTGATATAGAACAAAAGAAAACAGAAGATGGTAAAGTATATTGGAATCAAGGAGAAAACGCAGAACCTTATGCAGAAGGTAGATGTTGTTCTTATTGTCATTCAGTATTTGTTTTACCTACAAGAATGGAGAGAATATAATGCCAAAAAAACAAGTAGGATTTCAGAATCCAAAATACGAAACATATAGATTTATATTTAATTATATATGGGAAGATAACGAAGAACTTATACAGCTTTCAACTCATAGTTGTACATTTAATAATGAGAGAGAAGAAGTAAAGATGTTAGAGTATCCTAAACAACAAGCTATGGAATTGTTTAAGATAATGGCTACTGCACACTTCTTTAAAGGTAATGCACATAAAAGAATACTTGACTACAATGTAAGTTGTATCATGGAGATATCCTCTAAGAGTTTAAACAACTCAGCAAGAGGTCATAAAATATATATTGAGGAGGTATAACATGGGATACGAAGATTTAGCAAATGTAAATAGAGTGATAGAGTTTATACATGAGTATAAGAACTGTGGCTTAAAAGAATCTGGAAGATTAAATGATTTAAATATTGGAGAAGCTATCTCTTATTTAGAAGAGATAAGACAAGAAATAATAGATAATATATAGGAGAAATTATGAGCTATAAACTATTGAGTTTTAACAACCCTAAAGTTTTGAAGGGTGAGAAGATAAGTAATTACTTAACTGCTATTATGCATTTGAGTCCAATCAACACCAAGATATGTCCTTATCAGGACGTTGCAGGGTGCAAGGAAGCCTGTCTAAATACAGCAGGTAGGGGTGGCATTATAAAAAAGGGTGAAACCACTAATGTCATACAAGAAGCTAGAAAGCGTAAGACTAAATTGTATTTGGAGGACAGAGAAACCTTCATGACTTACCTTATTACAGACGTTATGAAGTTTGTAAGATACTGTGAAAAGAAAGATAAGCTTCCTTGCATAAGATTGAATGGCACTAGTGATATACAATGGGAGACTATTAAGATAGACGGACAAAATATCTTTGATATCTTTCCGACTGTACAATTCTATGATTACACAAAGATACCTACAAGAAAAGTAGACCAACATAAAAACTATCACTTGACATGGAGCTACTCAGAAGCTAATATGAAGTACGCCAATCTGTTTGACAAGATTGCTTATAACATAGCAGTTGTATTCAATGGTAATATGCCTATACATTTCAAGGGTAGAGAGGTAGTCAATGGAGATGAAAGTGATTTAAGATTTTTAGATAAGAGCAATGTGATTGTTGGTCTGAAAGCAAAGGGCAAAGCACGTAAAGATACTAGTGGCTTTGTAATACAAACTACATAGGAGATAATATGAAAATAATAGGTTGGAAATTAGTTGCTTATTGGGAAGATGATACTAAAGAAGATGTATCTCTTGACATGCCTTATTGGGTAACTAAAAGAATAGATAATTTTTTAGATGAATTAGAGGAGGAAAATGATGAGTAATATACACAACGAACAAACACAAGAACAAATATATGAAAAAATATATGAACAAGTTTTAGAAGATGATTCTAAAGGCTTATTAGAAACTGAAATAAGAGACATGCAACTTATATATAATTTGCACCCTGATGATGATAGAGAAGAAATACTATGCTTCATAGCTGAAAGTATTTATTATAACCAACACAACTAAGGAGAAAATATGAAAACTAAAATATTAAAAAGTAAAGTACTTGTTGACATGAGTGTTAGTGAGTATGATACTATGTTTAAATATATAGGTAAACTTGAAAGTATGTTAAATACTTTACATGAGACAAATGATTTGTGGTTGTCTGATGTTCATAATTTAAGCAGTCTTAAATGGGAATTGGTAGAGATGTTAGATGCTGAATGGGATTCAAGTACTTATAGATATGTAAAGAGAGGTAATAAATAATATGAAAGCAATACTAATAAATCCATATGATGCAACAATAAAAACAACTGAATACACAGGAGACTATAGAGAAATCTATGACCTTATAGGGTGTAGAAGTTTTGACTGTGTTCGTATCTATGAGACACAAGATATGTATATTGATGATGAAGGTTTACTTATGGATAATCAAAGATACTTTACTATGAATGATAGAGTATATGCAGGTAAGGCTTTATTACTATCTCACAATGATGAGGGAGAAACAACAGGTACAAATTTAGATTTACAAATGGTTGAAGATATGGTAGAATGGTTACCTGAAGGACACAAAGAAACTCCTTACATGGAGTTCGTAGCATGGAAATAATATGAACGCAAAACAAATTAAGAAACTTAGAAAGCTAGTCAAACCTATACAGGTTGAGTGGCTACAAACTTTATTGCCTGATGAACAAGCCATGACTATTACAGTTGATAATGTTGAGGGATTACTTCCTGAACAAACACATGCTTTTGGTCAAGGGCAATTACATATGTCATACATGACAGACAAGTGGATAATGAAATACTTAAAACAATATCCAAACATAACAACATACAAAGAACTGATGGAGGTATCAGACAATGGATGAATACGTAATAGATGTAGTAATTAATGGAGAAGCAGATAGTCTTAAGACTTGGTGTAGCTCTGTGTATTCTGCTGTTGATAGTATGATAGGTATAGACATGGTTGAGGATATCAAAACAATCACAAGAACTTTAGATGGTAAAGTATGGGATGTAAAAGATATGGACATTGACTACTTAAGAAACTTAAAAGAAAACATAGACGAGTCTGTATTGTCTGATGCTTTTAAAACAATAGAGGACTTAGCTCATGACTCAACACACTGATAGAGTACAGAAACAAAAAGAAAGATTAGAACAAGAAAGACTTGATAACTCTATAAAATTTATAGAGGTTAGATTTGCAGAGGGTAAGTGGACAACAGAAACTACAGGATATAATAGTGGTAGAGTTGTCACTAAATATAATGATAAAAGAAAAAAGGATAAGATAGAAAATGAAATTTAATATTAAAGATATAAACTATATAGGAATAATTATTGCTTTGTTGATTGCTTTGATTGGATTAAATATAGATACAAAAAATAAACAAGATGAAAGATGTTGGAATATGTTAAAAGAAATAGCAAACAGTACGGAGATATAATGGAAACTAAATTTAAAAAATTAACTGAAGATGAGTATAGAAACTTTGAAGCTTGGATAAGAGAGAACGGTAAAGAACTATATGAAAACAAAATAGCTTACGAAGTTAGGTGGGGCAAAGATGATGACACTTATACTGTAAGACTATGTGATGAAAGTAGTTATACATTAAATGATATAATGCTTGACATCGAGGACAAAAGCTGATACAATGTGCAACATGACATCGAGCAACCAAAGAACTTTAAGCCCTCTATCTCCAAATGTAAACGATTTGGTTTGGCTTCAGTCCATGACTCCGAGAGTAGTCAGCTCGAAACTCTCTCAATTTTTAACGAACTATTAACTAAACCGTAGGAGGTAAATATGATAGTAGAAGGAACTGCGTATTGGGCAAGTATTAAAGAGCCTAATACCACATTTGAACCTATGTACACAGTCAACTTAGTTGTTGATGAAGAGACTGCAAGTGACTTTGCAACTCGTGGACATACCATTAAGCAGATGGACGAAGGTTCTGCTATAGTAATCAAACGTAAAGTCAATGGACCAAATGGAATGGTCAGGGTTGCACCTAGATTACTAGACCAAAACAAACAGGAAGTTAATCTTGCTGTAGGTAATGGTTCTAAGGTCAGAGTCCAATACAATGAATACGATTGGGAGTATGCAGGTAAGGCAGGGAAAGGTCTTGACTTACAAGCTGTTCAGATTGTAGACTTGGTAGAGTATAAATCATCTGATGGCTCTGAATTTTTTGACGATGACGAGGAATTTTAATATGATTATTACTATTAAAAATGATGACGGTGAATCAGTCTATGATGTTTCAAAGATTGAAGATGAGCAGAAAAGAGCAGGTGCTAATGTATCTATCAGTAAGATAGGTACTTTGAATGTGTTGGTCGAAGCTTTGAACTATGCTTCACAAGGTCATCAAAATAATCTTGAAGCTGTGCTAAAGGAAAGTCCTGAAGCAGTAGTTGAACAAGATGATAAAGAAGAAACTTCAACCGAAGAGGAATCTTTAAACGAGGTATCTTAATATAACTCGGCTAGGTGTAAAAGCCTAGCCACATTTCTAATGGAGATAGAATGCAACAAGAAAGAACTCAATTTATTAAACACAAATTACCCTGCCCTAAATGTAGTAGCAGTGATGCTGTATCTCTCAATGAGAATGGCTCTGCTAAATGCTTTAGTTGTAATACATTCTTTACAGACTATGAGAATGAATCAACAGGAAAGGTAATTGAAATGACAAGTAAACCCAAACCCGATAACACATTTCTTACATCATACACTGGTGCTTATGGTGCTTTGACTGACAGAGGTATCTCTGAAAACACAGCAACTAAGTTTGGTGTTAAGATAGTCAAGGATAGAAACAATAATGTTGCCCAACATATTTACCCATACTTTAATGGTAATGAAGTTGTTGGTACTAAGACAAGGTTTGTATCTAACAAAGGCTTCACATGTAATGGAACATTCGAGGACACAGGTTTGTTTGGAGAACAACTGTGTGGAAACACAGGTGGTAAGTACCTGACTATTACCGAAGGAGAGTGTGATGCTATGGCAGTACATGAACTCTTCCAAGGTAAGTGGTCGGTAGTATCTTTAAAGCGTGGGGCTTCCTCTGCTGTTAGAGATATACGAGAGAGTATTGAATTTGTAGAATCATTTGATAATGTAGTTCTATGTTTTGATAATGACAAGGCAGGTAAAGATGCAGCTAAAGCTGTAGCTAAAATACTTAAGCCTAACAAAACTAGAATCATGTCATTCCCAAATGGATTCAAAGATGCAAACGAAATGCTTAAACAGAAGAAGTTCCAAGAGTTTACCCAAGCTTGGTGGAACTCTAAAACATACACTCCTTCAGGTATCATGGAGCTATCATCTCAAAAGAATGATTGGCTACATAGAGAAGAGAAAGAGAGTATTGCATATCCTTGGGAGGGACTGAACAAGAAACTCTATGGTATGCGTAAAGGAGAACTGGTAACACTTACAGGTGGTACAGGTCTCGGTAAGTCTAGTGTGACAAGAGAACTAGAACACTGGCTTATTAAGAATACAGAAGACAATGTAGGTATCGTAGCACTTGAAGAGAACTGGCTAAGAACTGCTGATGGTATTTTATCTATCGAAGCTAACGACAGGATATACTTATCAGAGAAGCGTAAGAATTATACAGACGATGACCTCATGAGTTTGTTTGATAAGACTATACCTGAAGGTAGAGTGTTTATCCATTCTCATTTAGGTGCTACTGACATTGATGATATCTTTGCCAAGCTTAGATATATTATTGTAGGATGTGAATGTAAATGGGTCGTAGTTGACCACTTACATATGCTTGTCAATGTTCTTCATGAAGGTGATGAAAGACGTGGTATTGATATGCTAATGAATAGATTACGTAGTCTTGTTGAAGAGACTGGTGTAGGTATGATATTAGTATCTCACTTACGTAGAGCAGCAGGTGATAAAGGACATGAGCAAGGTATCGAAGTATCATTGTCCCACCTTAAAGGCTCACAAGGTATAGCACAGCTATCGGATTGTGTAATTGCACTGGAAAGAAATCAACAGGCAACTAATCCGGAAGAAGCTAACACCACAAAAGTAAGGGTACTAAAGTCTAGATATACAGGGGACACAGGATTAGCTTGTGGTCTCCGATATAATTCTGATACAGGTAGACTTTTTGAAGTATCAGAGGAGGAAACATTTGACAATGAACAATTCTAAAATAATATTTGACATAGAAGCTGATGGGTTAAATCCTAATAATGTATGGTGTATTGTAGCCAAAGAACTAAATGGCACCTCACATACATTTGATAACACACAGATAGAAGAAGGTATTAAATTCTTACAAGAAGCTGACACACTCATAGGTCACAACATTATAGGCTATGATATACCTGTACTAGAAAAACTTTATAGTGCTAAGTTTAATTGTAAGATAGAAGATACACTTGTTATGTCAAGACTATTCAATCCTGTTCGTGAGAACGGACATAGTTTGAAAGCTTGGGGTTGGCGTGTTGGTTGTTTAAAACAAGAACAACCTGAAGACTTTGATTCCTATACTCCTGAAATGTTAGAGTATTGTATTCAAGATGTTAAACTAAATGAAGCTGTGTATAATTACCTTATTAATGAGGGTAAAATATTCAGTAAAGAATGTATAGATTTAGAACATCGTGTAGCTAAGATAATGAAAGAGCAAGAGAAGACTGGTTTCTTTTTTAATACTCAACAAGCTATGGAACTTCTTGCTGAACTAAAAGCAAAGCAACTTGCTGTTGAAGATGAAGTACATAATACTTTCAAGCCTAAGTTAGTTGATGATAAATTAGTTACACCTTATGTCAGAAAAGATGGTGAGTTATCTAAACGTGGATTGACTGATGAAGAATATCGTAACTGTATTAAAACTCAAAACGTTGAACCTTTTATGAGACTGAAGTTAGTTGACTTTAATCTTGGTAGTCGTAAACAAATTGGAGAATACTTAATTGATTTTGGTTGGGTTCCTAAAAAGTTTACACCAACAGGACAACCTATTGTAGATGAAGGTACTCTCAAAAAGATTGAACACATCAGAGAAGCTAAGTTGATTGCAGACTTTTTACTATATCAGAAGCGTATAGCACAAGTCACATCTTGGATAGATGAACTTAAAGATGATAGAGTTCATGGCAGTGTAATACCTAACGGTACTATCACAGGTAGAATGACACATAGGAATCCTAACATGGCACAAGTACCTAATGCAGGTAGTCCATATGGTAAAGAGTGTCGTTCATGTTGGACTATCCCTGATGGATACAAACTTGTAGGTATAGATGCTAGTGGATTAGAACTTAGAATGTTAGCACATTACATGGATGACTCTGATTATATTGAAGAAGTTATCAACGGTGATATACATACGACTAATCAAAACCTTGCAGGTCTAAAGACTAGAGACCAAGCCAAGACATTTATATATGCTTTGGTATATGGTGCAGGTGATGCTAAGATAGGTTCAGTTGCAGGTGGTGGATTAAAGAAAGGTAAAGAACTCAAACAAACTTTCTTCAAGAACTTACCATCACTTAGAACTTTAAAAGATAAAGTACAGAAAGCTTCTGAACGAGGATTCCTCAAAGGATTAGATGGTCGTAAGATATATGTACGTAGCCAACATGCTGCACTCAATACTTTATTACAGGGTGGTGGTGCTATAGTTATGAAGAAAGCTATGTGTATATTACAAGAACTTATAAACTTAAATTCTCTTGATGCTAAGTTTGTAGCTAACATTCATGACGAATGGCAGATACAAGTAAAAGAATCTCAAGCTGAATTTGTAGGACAACTAGGAGTTGAAGCTATTGAGAAAGCAAGTCAACACTTTAACATGCGTTGTCCTTTAACAGGAGAATATAAAATAGGAGAGAATTGGTATGAAACTCATTAAAGAAAAATCATCCAGTAGAAAAGGAGACCTAGCAGAATACTATGCTGTAACTTGGTTATGGGATAATGGATACGAAGTATTTAGAAACTGTGGATGTGATGGGTTCATTGACTTAGTAGTCAGAGACCCTGAAGGTATGGTACAATTAGTCGATGTTAAAACAGCAGGTATAAAAAGAAGAAAAAATAAACGTGCTATTTGGCAATCAAAATCAACAAGAACTCCGGAACAAGTAAAGGCAGGTGTAAGGTTTTTACTATTCATTCCTGAGACAAGAAAATTAAGGTGGGTAAATCATCGTGGAAAATAAAAAAGAGATTGACAAAACTGAATTAGATAGCTATAATAAATTTACGTCTGAGTCAGGACATTGGTATACTCAAGAGGGTGAACCAATGTATACTATCATCGGTGCTAATGGTAAGGAAAGAAACACAACTCTTAGAGATGCTAAGAAAGAAAACTTAGTTCCTTCTGTTACTACCATACTAGGTATGATAGCTAAACCTTCATTAGAAAACTGGAAAATAAATCAAGCACTTAACTCGGCTCTTACTTTAGAGAGATACGAGGGAGAATCTCTTGACTCTTTTTCTTACAGATGTAAACATGATTCTAAAAAGATAGGTATGGAAGCTGCCAAACAAGGTACTAAAATACACTATCAAATTGAGAAAGGTTTCTTAGGTCTAGGTCAAACAAAACCTTACAAGAAAATCAAAGCTTGGTTAGATGAAAACTATCCTGATGAAGAATGGATTGCAGAAGATTCTTTCTGTGCTGATTCAGGGTATGGTGGTAAGATAGATTTATATTCTAAGTCTGGTATCTTTGTAGACTTTAAAACTAAGGATAACTTAGAAGGCAAAGACCCATCTAAATTAGTGTATGACGAACATGGTATGCAGTTGTCTGCTTATGCACAGGGTTGTGGCTTTGATAATCCACAGAGAGTTTCTATCTTTGTTGATAGGAAAGATACAGGATTAATTTCTTGTCATATATGGGATGATGAATCTCACGACAGACATTTGAATATGTTTAATAGTATCTTAACATATTGGAAGCTAGTTAAGAACTACGATTCTTCTATTGATAATGCCTAGAAGAGTACCAAGAAAACCTAGACCTAAAAAGACTGGAGTACCGAAAGGATATGATAGTATTTGGGAATATGAAATACATCAGACTCTTCTTAAAGATTGGAAACATCATTGGGATAACATAGACTATATTGTTAAGCATAAGTATGAGCCTGACTTTGTTAAGATAATAGATAACAAAACTATTTTAATTGAAGCTAAAGGTAGGTTTTGGGATTACGCAGAGTTTAGTAAGTACATACATATAAGGGAGGCTTTGCCTGAAGATTATGAATTAGTATTTTTATTTCAAAAACCTTTTGCACCTATGCCTCAAGCAAAGAAAAGAAAAGACGGAACTAAAAGAACTCATGCTGAATGGGCAGAGAAAAATAATTTTAAATGGTATAACGAAGAGAGTTTACCAAAGGAGTGGAGAAGCAGTGAATTATAAATTCAACGAAGATAAAATATTAAATGAACTAAAAGCTTACGTAGGTAATACGTATGACCAACACTATGCTAATGGTAAGTACCAAGCAACTGATATGATAATTGATTCAGGATATGGAGAAGGATTCTGTCTTGGAAACATTATGAAGTATGCTATGAGGTTTGGAAAGAAAGACGGAAAGAACAATTTAGACTTGTATAAAATTATACATTATGCTATAATAGCTATTTACGTAAACAACAAGGAACAAGATAATGGTTGAAGATAAAATAGGAACTAAGCCTTACTTAGGAATTGAAATAGACTACGACAAAGAAAAAACATTTGATAAATTTAGTTTAGATACACTCAAAGATAGATATTTTTGGGAAGGAGAAACACATGCACAAGAAGCATTCGCAAGAGCCTCGGTCTTCGGAGCAACATACAAGAACGAGACAGATTTTGAACTGGCTCAAAGACTTTACAACTACGCTTCCTCTCGTTGGTTCATGTTCAGCACTCCTATACTTAGTAACGGGGGTACAAGTCGTGGGCTTCCTATCAGTTGCTTCCTCAATTATGTTCCTGACAGTAGGGGTGGTTTATCTGCTCACTATGATGAGAATATATGGTTGGCAAGTTCAGGTGGAGGCATCGGTGGATATTGGGGCGATATTAGGAGCAACGGTATTTCAACTACTCATGGCAGTCGTTCTACTGGAAGCATTCCTTTCATCCACGTTGTAGACTCACAGATGTTAGCCTTTAATCAAGGCACAACAAGACGTGGTAGCTATGCAGCTTACATGGATATAAGCCACCCTGAGATTGAAGAGTTTATAAACATGAGAAAAGAATCAGGTGGAGATATAAACAGAAAGAATCTTAACATACATAACGGTATAAACATTACTAATTCTTTTCTTGAAGCAGTACAGAACGATGAAGACTGGAGATTGATAGACCCTAAAAGCAATGAAGCTGTTAAGATAGTTAATGCTAGAGACTTATGGTGGCAGATTATACATGCTAGAGCAGAAACAGGTGAGCCTTACATGGTTAATATTGATGCATGTAATAATGCTTTACCTCAAAAACAAAAAGACTTAGGTCTTAAAATAAGACAAAGTAATTTATGTTCAGAGATTACTTTACCAACTGATGAAGAACGAACAGCAGTATGTTGTTTATCATCCGTAAACTTAGAACACTTTGATGACTGGTCAAAAGATGACTTGTTCATTGAGGATTTAATAACCATGCTTGACAATGTTTTACAGCACTACATTGACAATGCAATAGACACAACACAGTTAGGAGAATACAGTGCAAATTTTAAACGCTTTCAAAAATATGTTAAAGAAGGCAAGGAAGGCTTTACCAAGAGTGCCTACTCAGCGTATCGAGAAAGGAGTCTCGGTCTCGGTGCTATGGGTTTCCATGCTTATCTTCAATCTAGGTCACTTCCTTTCGAAGGGATTTACGCAACTGGGTTTAACTTTAAGGCATTTACTTACATTAAAGGAAAGGCAAAGGAAGCAACTAAAGAGTTGGCTATTCAAAGGGGTGAGGCTCCTGATATCCACGGCAGTGGTAAGCGTAATGCTAATCTCCTTGCTATTGCTCCTAATGCTAGTAGTGGGATTATCTGCAGTGGTACTTCTCCTAGTATTGAACCTTACAGGGCTAACTGCTATACTCACAAAACTTTATCCGGAAGCTATCAAGTAAAAAATAAATATCTTGAAAAGCTTTTTAAAGGTAAAGGTTTAAAAGGTAAAGAGTTAGAAAACATTTGGAAAGATATATCAGCCAACGAAGGTTCAGTCCAACACTTAGATTTTCTTACTGATGATGAGAAAGAAATATTTAAAACAGCAAATGAGATAAATCAAATATGGATTGTTGAACATGCTGCAAAAAGACAGGAGTTTGTGTGTCAAGCACAATCTGTCAACCTATTCTTTACTATACCTAAAAGTACAGAACCACAAGAAGTGCATGATGATTATATGCAGTATGTGAATGATGTACATTGGTATGGTATGAATAAATTAAAATCGTTGTATTACTTTAGAACTAATGCAGCAAGAAACGTAGAGAATGTAAACACAAAAGTTCCAAGGATTCGTTTAGATGATGTGGAATGTATCGCCTGTGAAGGGTAAGGAAAAATTATGAGCTTATTAACAACTAGAGATTATTATAAACCGTTTGAATACCCATGGATGTATGAGTATTACAAACTACAAAATCAAATGCATTGGATGCCTGAATCAGTTCCATTGCACACTGATGTAAAAGATTGGCAGGATGTCACACCTGAAGAAAAACATTTACTGACACAGATATTTAGATTATTTACTCAATCAGATGTAGATGTAGGTGCAGGATATGTTGACAAGTATATGCCTATCTTTAAGAAACCTGAAGCAAGAATGATGATGTCATCCTTTGCTAACATGGAATCTATACACCAAGATGCTTACAGTTTATTGTTAGACACTGTAGGTATGCCTGAAATAGAATACAAAGCTTTTGCTGAGTACGAAGAAATGTCTGACAAACATGATTACGTTGGGGAGTTTAAACCTTTAAAATCTGATAAAAGAACTATAGCTAAAACACTAGCAGTTTATTCAGCCTTCACAGAAGGGTTGCAGTTATTCTCTAGTTTTGCAATCCTCTTAAACTTCCCAAGATTTCGGTAAGATGAAAGGTATGGGACAGATAGTTACTTACTCTATCCGTGATGAGTCTATGCACGTTGAAGCTATGACTAAACTATTCCGTGAGTTTATCCAAGAGAACATAGAGATATGGACAGATGAATTTAAGGGAGAACTCTATCAGATATGTAGAGACATGGTAGAACTAGAAGACAAGTTCTTAGACTTAGTATTTGAGATGGGAGACCTTCAAGGACTAACCAAGAAAGATATGTATGCTTACAATAGATACATAGCCGACAGAAGATTACTACAGCTAGGACTTAAAACTAATTATGACCAAAAAGAAAATCCACTAGGATGGATTGATGAAGTCATGGGTGTTGAACATCAAAACTTCTTTGAAGGTAGAGCTACAACATATATGAAAGCAGGTCTTCGTGGTAAGCAAGACTCTATTACTTTTACGGAGATAGAGAAATGAGAACTAAAAGAGAAGAAGCAAAACTTCTAGGTTATGAATTACTATATAATAGAGCAGGTAATTTAATTACTGAAAGAACTTCAACAGATATAAGAGAACTTAAAAAGTATTTTAGTGTAGAAGAATATGCTACATTACAGACAGTTTTACGAGAAGCTACAAAAAAACTAGATGAAGTACATAATTATATCGAAGCTAACTTAAATGCTAGGAAATTCACAGATTAAAGAAAATTGACATCATGAGGCTACGTGTATTGACATATCTTACAGTAGTTAATACACTTGCTTCAGATTGTACAACTTTTAAATACACAAGCTCTCCGTGTGTCTTACAGGATTTATGTAATTGTGTAGATAATTATCTCGTCTTTCTTCCCTTTTACCTTAATTGGGTCTAAATATCTAGTAGGTATGGTAGATTTCATAGCTGTGGTGTACCCAATTACTATATCCTCTCCTACTTCTTTAGTAGAACTCTCTAGCCTTGCAGCTAGATTAACAGCATCACCAATAGCAGAGTAATCAAACCTTGTATCACTTCCCATATTACCGACTACTGCCTCTCCTGTATTTATACCTATACCTATTTCAATACCTAGTTTGGCTTCTGCCATATCTCGGTGGATTTGTAATGCTGCTTGGATGGCTTTGGTCTCATGTTCTTCAACATCTATTGGTGCATTAAAGATAGCCATCATTGCATCACCAATATATTTATCCACCATACCGTCATACTTTTTAACTGCATCAGCTTGTATCGTCAAAGCTTTGTTCATAATCTCTGTAACTTCTTCAGGCTCTAATCGTTCTGATAAACTTGTAAAGCCTCTAACGTCTGTAAATAAAAACGTACATCGTCTTCGTTCTCCTCCTAACTTCAGAAGCTCTGGATTATCTTGTAGTTGTTTGACTTGTCTTGGGTCAAGGTAATGTTCAAATTGTTTCTTGATTTGTTGTCTAAGTTTGTATTGAGTTCTAAAGTTTAAATAGAATTGTAAGGTAGCAATAAGTGTCATACTTATTAGAGACCATGTAAAGTCTATCAAGATATTATAGCTTACAAAGTGATACTCCATATATCCCATAAAAGAGAACAAACCTAAGAATGATATAACACCCTTAGTGATACCTAGATACTTTATTAGAAGAGCTGTGAGTAAGCCTGAGACTATTAATAATAATAGTTCAACAAACAACCTATAGTCTGGTATCTGTGGTGTATCCATCAACATACTTTCTGATAGAGCTGCTTGTATTTTATGTGGTTCTAATAGACCTATAGGTGTTGCAAGTTGTGGTGATATACCCTTGGCTGTAAAACCTACGAACACAAACTTACCTGCAACATTCATCTCAGTTAGTGTTGTTTGTGGTGTATCTACCCAACTAATCCATTTACGACCAAGGCTATCTGTGGCAATGGGTGGAATGCCTCTAACTCTAACCTGTTCAATTCCATTCAGATTTGTGACAATCTGATAAGTACGACCACCTCCTAGTATTTTTAAAACTTCTGTTCCAAACGAAGCAACCCACCCATTATTAGTTTGTTGTAGTAAAGGGTATACGCCTTACTAAATTATCTACATCTACTGGTGCAGATATAGCACCTTGACTAGCTGATTGTTTTAAAGGTTCTATGTTCTCTAAAAAGCCTTGAGCTTTTGGTAAAGATACTATTGGTCCTTTGATAACTGTACCAACTGTCTTTGGATAGTTACTATTAGTTTACTTCTGGCATAGCTATAACACTTGGAGAGCTTTGTAAAGCTTTAGAGAAACTCATCATCTCCACCCATTCTATCTGCATGTGGGAATAACATAACCCATCCAACACCTAAAGCACCTGCGTTTATTATATCGTTATGAATCTTTGCAAGTGTTTCTCTAGGCAGGGGATATCCACCTTGTTCATCTAGGAAAGTTTCGTCTATGTTGAGGATTGTAAAGTATCCGGTAGGTTCTGGAGTTGTGACAAGAGCATCAAAGGTTTTGAGTCTTAGTACTTCTAGTGGTACACTGTTGAAGAGGAGAGGCAAAGTTAATAGAGTTAATAAGGTGATTGCCCACTTCATGTTAGTCTCCTTGCGTTATAGTTATGGTAGAGTTACCACCACCGTTGACAACTATCTGTGTACTCTTACCATTTTGTATCATTACAATAGTGTAAGCATTTGATTTATCTAAATCTAATTTAATAGTATCTTCTAAAGCTTTATAAAATGTTATGACGTTATCAGTCATAAAAGTATTTATCTGAGTCTCACTATCGTACCCAATCTTAGTACCTTTTAAATCTATATCAGTTTTTAAAATTGTTGAAGTTTGGTCTAGCTCATTGACATCTTCTATAATGTCTAACAAGTCTTCAAGAAAGTTTACATCTAAATAATTAATGTCTAACTCTGTAAACTCTAAACTGTCTTCTGCAAGATAGTCTGTTTCTAAATCATCAAACTCAAGGAAGTCAACATCAAGACTACTAACATTACTCCCTCCATCTTCTCCTTCATTTTGTTCTACTTCCCTAGGTGTATTTACAATTAACATGTTATCAATTAACTCTAGGGTCAAGTCAAGGATAACGGGATTCGTTGGTTTAGTTTCAAACATAGAAACTGTTGTAGCTTGGTAAGGCTTGTTAAGAACTACCTGTCCCATAGCTGTTGCGACAACTATCTCTCCACTTGGAAGACCGTCATCGTCTGGTAATAATATAACTAAACTTCTACCTAACTCATCTACAGTTACAGTAAAGTCTGTACCACGAATACCAATCGTAGCACTTGGAGTTTGTATAGATATATTTTCTTTATCTATTGATGCTAACTTACCTGTAATAAATCTTGCAGTACCACTTGCAAATTGTAAAGCCATCTTAGATTTAGAAGGGTCTGGGTCATAGATAAATTCATCTATAATTAATTCAGAATGTTCAGTAAGTCTAACTTGACTGTCATCTAAAAAAGTAATGCCCAATCTCCCGTTAGAAGTTTGGACATTATCGTAGCTGTTGATGTCTAATGCTAGAGAAGCTTGAAAAGTTTTGTCTCTTACGACTCTACCTGTTCCGTTTAGTTCAGTTATATTGCCTATATTAGCAACCGACTGCTGTTCCCCCATCGTTTTGAATGACACAAATAGTGCCACTAGAACCATCAGATGTAATTTGTAACCAGTCATTGTCTAAAGTACTCAGTTGTTGTATGTTAAATGTTCTAGAATTGCCTGTTTGATTTAACTTAAAGTAACCACCTGCATAGCCTTGACCTGTAAAGTTTAGAGTATTATCGTCACCATCTACATTTACATCATTTGTTGCATCAGCGTTATTGATATTAAAATCAAAAGTGTTACCATCTCCACTAATAATCCAATCAATATCTGCGTTACTTGCTAAAGATGTTGTAGCTAAATCAAGTGTAAAAGTGTTTGTACCACCTGTTACATCTACATTAACATTAGAACCATCAGCACCATAAGTATTAGTAGGGTCTATCTGTACATTAAACACGTTAGTAGAACCATCAAACTCCCAAAAACCTACAAAGTTATCAGCAGTAATATCTCCTAAGAACTTATTGTTTGAACCTATTTGATTAATATCAATAGTTTGTGTACCACCATCTAAGTCTAGTGCAGTCATAGTACCAGCAATTGCATCTGCTCCACCTATGATGTTACCTGAACCTAACTGTTCAGCATCTAGATTAAACGTAGCACCTGATTGGTCTATGTATATTTCGTTGTCAGCCCCGTATAGCAGCGATGCACTCGTCATCACAACTAGGCTTAATAATTTTATTTTGTTCATATTTCCAATAGCCTCTCTCTATTCCAATATTGATTATATTTAATACTCCAGTCTCTACAGCTTTTTGTAAAGCTATTGAAACACTTTCGTTCTCTGATATACCACCCTCTATTTCTACTAGCTCTGTGCCAGTCTCAATAAAACGAAATACATCCTGAGAAACACTTGTAGATAAAATGCTTTTGGATACTAATGTTTCCATAAGAACTTCACCAGGTAGATACAGATACTAACCTTAAAGATATAGTAACTGTGTCTTCCCTAAACTGTTTACTTGTACCTATACCTAAGTACCTTGCACCAGAACCTCCAGATTTTAAATTAGCTTCATAACTAATTACTCCACCTTGGACTAACAACCCTGCAAATAATAGTGGTTGCATCTTATTATCTTCTTTAAAATCTTTACGTGTACTACGTATGAGTTGTCTTTCTTTTGTTAGGTCATCTAAACCTACACTTTCTACAACTCTAAAAAACTTTCCACCTGCTGTATGCTTAAAAGCTCTAATAAGAAAAGCTTCAGGTGCTTGTGTTACAGCAGTACTAAACAAAGCAAAGGTACTATTACTTCTTCTCTGACCTGTTAAATCTCTAAAGCTATTAGGGTATATAGCTATCGTTGGTCTTATTTGTGCTGGTGGTAAATTCCTTAACTCTTCTGATTGTAAATCTAATGTAGAACTAGACTGGACTTTTTTAGTTAAAACTAAATCTCCACTCTCTTGTACTACTGCACAACTAGAAAGTAAAGTTACCAACAGGCAAAGATATAGTCGTTGTATTGCCATCACTGTCCGTTATAGTTAAAGTTATTATTCCGTCTTCTACGTTATAAACAATTGTATTGCCTTCTAAAGTTAATGTACCACTATCAGAAGGAACCTCACCAAACAAGTTTTCTACTAACTGTCTTGATAGTTGTGAGTATATTCTTGACTCTAAGTTTCTTATAAATCTTGCTAGAGTTGTATTTTCTTTATCTCTTTCTATCTGGTCTTGTAAAGCTTTTATCTCTGCTTTAAGAGCTGCCTTACGGTTGAACTCTTGGTTTTGGATGGTAAGATAATGTGAGCTAGTGTTCACACCGTTAAAGCTAGGACTCTTAAACTTAAATACTATCTCATCTGCAATACTTCCTACAGACCAAAACATAATTAACATAGTCCAAAAGAACATACAAAACTTGCAGTTCCTTGAAGCTTTTTCACTTTTAAATGTTGGTTTTAATTTCATAATGCTTTATCGTTTATCCAAAACATAAATAACATAAATCCAAATACTGCTACTTGTACAATAGAAGCTACAGTAATTTGTTTCATCGGATGTATATCTACAATTTTTTCTATCCAAGATTCACTTGGAGAAAGATTAACTACTTGTAATATTTTCTTATCAATCTTTTCGTTGGTCATCTCTGTCTGCTTTTGCTATCTTATCACTGTTAATTAATTGTGGCACACCTAGTATAGTTTTAATCATAGTATCTTGTCTTATAATTTCATTATCTAAGCTTCTTACTCTATCTATTAATGCAACAAGTATGCCATGTTGTGAATCTAACTTAGTACCTAATCTATCTTCTAAGTTAGCTAACGAACCATTTAGTTTATCATCAAGAGTATCTAGTTTTGTTTCCATACCATCAATAATTCTGTTGATTAATTTCCAAACAAACATACCTAAACCTACAGCAGCAGCTATAGGAAAACCTAACTCTTGTATAACTTGAACTACATCCATTAGTCTTTAGAAGTGTTAGAAGCTCCAAAGTAAAATGATATTACAGCACTTGCCAAGCCACCAAGGTATCCAAGTACAAGGTTTATAAGAGCTTCAGAGTTCTGCTCTGGTGGTTGTAGAGTGACAAGGAATATGTATCCCATGAATCCACCTACAACAGCTATGCCCATAATACGGGCTGTCCAGTCTTTACTGAACTTATTTCTAGCGTCTTGTCCATCTTGTGTCTCTAACTTAAATACATCTACTTCAAGCTCTTTCATCTGTACTTCAAAGTCTTGTTCAGCTTTTTTAAGTTCTAACATTTGTTCAGGTGTAGCTTCAGCTAATCCTTTTTCTATAGCCTTTGGAGTATTAGGAACACCTAACACTTCTGATATCATGTTAGCTGCCATTCCTCCCATCGGTCCACCCAAGGCAGTTCCTAATGTAGGTGCAACAGCTCCAACTATGTTTTTTAATAATGCTTTCATTTCAGGCTCCTAATACCATTTCTTGTAATTCTTTACTACGTCTACCAACTTGTCCATACCAACGACTATCTTCCATTTGCACAGCCATTTCTTTCCAGTCATGGTTTCTACAAGCTTTTAACATGTTACGAAACTTGGAAAGCCTAGAGCCTCCTAAGTTAAAACACATATTTACTAATACTCTTTGTATTACTTCTGGAAGTTCATCCCAATCTTCGTGGCTTCCAAAGACATGTATAGCTTCCATGTAGTGTTTGTCAAAGTCATCTTCATAATACATATCTACAACTTCTTGAGATACAGATGTGCCAACTGCCCAATCATATTCAGGGTCTTCGGGTTGGCAAAGATGTCCAACTCCTAGAGTTTTATATCCTAAACTATCTTCATAGATGTTTAGTACTTCACCTTCGTGTCTTTTAATTTGTTCTTTACATAGTTCTATGTTCATATTATAATCCTATTTCTTTATATGGTCGGATAAATTTATTTATTACAGACTGTTTATATCCACCAGCTTTTAAAGCATCTACTGCTTCTGTTACAGTAATATCTTTATCTTCTAATAAATCTTTTATCATTGTTAAACTTACAAATCTTTCATCTACAGTTTCATCTAACTTTTCTAAATGTTTTCTATCTAAATAACTCTTTCTTAATTTCTGACCTCTTTTACTAGAAGCATTGTCAATAGTTTTGATTAAAGCTTTTGCTATTCCACCAGCAACATAAGGCTTTCTTAAACCTAGTCCTTCCATTTGTGATTTAAGTTCTCTATCTTCAATGTCTTGTGCAGCTTCTGAGGTTGCGTTAAAAGGTTTACCTGTAACTCTACTTTGCATTTCGTCAGGTTCATCTGTAACATTAGATACATTTTTAACTATACCACCTTTGTTAAATAAAGGTTTAAAAGAATCTTTTTTTCTTCTACCTGTAATTGGTCCAGAGCCAAATAAATTACCAATGCTAGGAGTATCTTCTGTTAATAAAGATTTACCTTGGTCAAATTTTCTAGCTTTTGTTCTTAAATCTTTTCTAGTTCCCGGACCAAATATTATATCATAGAAAGATTGATAAGGTAAATTAGTAGCTGCTATTTCTGCGAATCCTCTTCTATATGCAATAGCATCTATAACATCTTGAGGTAATGGTCCTGCACCCATTCTTAAAAAAGAAGTAACTAATCCAGATTTTTTAGCATCACTTGCATCTGTAAATCTATTTACATAATCTAATGGACCCATTCCTCCCCACCTTCTCCAAGCATCTCCTATAACTTGACCAGTTGGTAAATCTTCTCCTGTTTGATAATCTTGTAAAGATTTTCCTTGACTTCTAATTAAATTACTTACGTGAGCAACTCCAGTCATTAATAAAGTAGTAGGTAATACTTTAGGTAACCCTACTTGTAAAGGATATGTTTTCATTTCTCTTACAAATCTTTTTAAAATAGTATTACTAAAAACAGTAGGATATCCAGCAAACTGTGTTAATAAAGAACCAGCAGGACTTGAAAACCATAAAGGTCTATTAGCTTCTGCAGCACTTGGATTTAATATTACTTCTTTAGTAAATCTATTAGCTCCTCCTAAAATATTTTCTTGATAAAAATTTTGTTGAAAACTTTGAAATTCTTTTTGAGCATCATTTACTGGATTAAATAATCCTTTAGAAGCATTGGGATTAAATTCTCCTTTAGAGTCTAAAGAATTTTTATACCATTGTAAAGATGTTTCTTTATTTATACCAAGCTCTTCTAATTGACCTTCATAATATTTAAGTAATTTTTTATCTTTTATTATTTTTGTACCTATAGAATGATTATATAAATCTCTAATTCTATTTCTAATCATCATTTTACCTGTAGTAAAAGAAGCTAATTGAACAGCTTTAGTCCACTGTGTTAATAAATTAGATTTAAAAAATGCATTTTGAGCTTCTTTAACTGTAAAGATTCCACGAAAAAATTGACTATCGTGCAAAGCTTCACCAGCAAGTCCAGCTATTCTTTCTTGAACAGATTGTTCTAAAGCCAATCCTGTCTGATAAAGTTCTTGCCATTGATAATCTTCTAAATCTTTAAAACCTTTTTGAAGTCCTACAGCTTTTGCTTCTTTAACAGTTTTAATATCTGCAGTGCCAATTCTTTTAATAGCTTTAATACTTCTATCTACTATATTAGTTCCTTCTTTCTTTAAACCATTACCAATAAGACTTAAAGTTTCTGGAACTTCATGAGTTCCTACACGACTTAAAAGAATAAAAGGTTCAGTAATACTAGATAAAGTAGCAAAGGGTAAATGAGCCATTTGCTGTGAAAGTTTTCCCCAATCAGAAGCTGCTCTAGCAAATTTACTTTTACCTATTAATGAATCTTTATATTGTTCTATACCAGTAACTTGTTTAAAAAGTGTTCTAATTTTATCACCAACTTTATTAGCTTCATCTCCTCCACCTAACTCATCAATAATTTTAGATACTTCTTTTTCATCAAACTCTCTTAAAGTATTTCCAAAATATTTTTTACGAGCCATAGATTGTGAAATATCAGTAGTATATTGCTCTAAAATATCTTGAACATCACCTTCTAAAAATTCATCTAAATCATTATCTTTTAAATTTCTAAATCTTCTAGCTTGAAAATATCCATGAGAATCACCTACACCTTTTTGTCGTAAATCAAAAGGAGTATATCTATACTGTAACATGTCTTGAATAATAGCATCAGCTTTTAATTGTTTAGCTTTATCAAGTTCTAAAGATGTTAAATCTTTTACCTCAGTTACTTTTACAGATTTACCTTCTTTAATAATTCTTCTTTTACCAGCAGCTTCAGTAGCAAAATTTCTACCAAAACTAGTAATGTCTGTTCCTAAATCATCATACCTACTAACTTCAATAGACTTACCAGCATCGTCTAATATTTCATTTCCTTCAGCATCCTTAACTTTAAACATTTCTCGTTCATTAGTAGGGTCAGCATGTCCAGATTTAATTAATAAGTTTTTAAATTTACTATCTTCACCTAATCCAAAATCTTTTTCAATACTAGAATAATTAAAAAATCTAGGGAAGTACGCACCTTTATTTGTTGTGTCTGGTCTAAATAATCCTAAATCATTAGCTTCATCAAATATATCATTTAAAATTTTTCTTGTTCCAATATACGCAGTAGCTAAATCTTCATCTATTAATATATCGTTATAAGATTTACCTATTAATTTATTTACAGATTCATCTCCTTGTTCAAGAAATGTTCTGCCTAGTTGCTCATCTCTTAATAAAAACTTTAATGAATTATTTTGTTCTTCTAATAATTTATTTCTATATCCAGTTCTATATAAATTATTAAATGATTTAGCAAGACCATAATGATATTTACCAAATAATCTACCAAGGTATTCACCATATGTCCATTGTGTTTCTGATTCAGAACCATTTAAAAGAATAGCATTTTTTTTACTTCGTTTCCCTTCTGTAACTAAACCAACATCATAATCATATCTAAGTTTTCTTAAAAAGTTTTCTAAAGTTGGAGACTGTTCTACTAACTCTAAAAATTCTGTAGTAGGTTTACCTATACTTTTTGATAATGCCCAGTTCAAATCATGAACTTTTTTGTCTTTAAATTTTTCTAATCTTTTACCAACATCAGCAAATGGTTTACCTGTTTCAGGATTTAATGGTACTCCATCTTCATTGAACTTTACTAAATCATCATTAACATTAAAGAAAATATCTTCACTTTGTTCATCATCAAACTTATAAAGTATTGCATCGTTTTCATATTTAGCTAATTCTAACTCTCTACTGTTAGGACCAACAAAATCAATATTGTCTTCATTTACAAACTTAAATTCTTTATCTACAAATTTAGAATGATACTTACCACTAGCAGCACCAATGGCTCCACCCACACCAGCACCGAAACCTGCCCCTACTCCAGCCATTGCAAGAACTTGACCATAGTCTATATCTTGACCCAAGCCTAAATCAATATCCATGTCTTGCATAAAATAATTATGTAATCCACCCCAAGCCATTCCTTCTGCAGCACCATATAAACCATAAGACTTTGCAGTTTCTTTAGTTATAGCATCTTGTAATTTAGCTTTAGTTAATCTTTTTACACCTTGTCTAGCAGCCTCACCAATAGCAGCTCTACCAGCTACTGTAGCTCCTCCAGACGGTATAGCAAAAAGACCTGTTAAGATATTAAGAGGGTCTAATAAAACATCTCCTGCTACGTCTTTAACCATTCCAAACTTTTCTTTAAATCCTCTAAGTTCAGAATTATTAAAAGCATCACGTAAATATACGTAATCTTCTTTTTGGTCTTCTGACCACTTACCTGTTTGAAAAGAACGTACTACAGCACTACCTAAACTATAATCAGCATCTCTTAAATATTCAAATATATTTTCATTACTGCCAATACCATCTAAAAATCTTTCAGCCCTTACAGCAAACTCAGGGTCATTCGCAAGTTGAGTTAAGCTTTTTTTACCAGTAGCAGAAGAAGTAATTGTTTTAACAGGAGCAATATCTTTTTGAATTTGACTATCTAATTCAGCCATTTGTTGATAGCCGATAGGATTGTCATCTAATGAAGGTTTATTTATTTCACCAAAGAATGAAGCTAAATTATTTTCTCTTTCTTTTGTAGGGTCTTCTAAGTTTTTATTACGCATCAGTTCTTGATACGCTTGGAATGTATATCTAGACATTTTCTTTTAGGAATTTAGCAAATCGTTTAGCTCTATTATCTGTTTGTTCATACCATAAAGAATCTACTGCTTCATCATGAGCATCTTGTCCATCTCCTCTTTCAATAGCATCAAACATTTTAACAAATTTTAATCCTTTTGTTTCTCCTAATTGAAAAAAGAAAGATGTAAACATTGGTAAAGCTTCAGGATTATTTAATAATTCAGGATTTTTTTCATTTAAAACTCTTCTAGCTGTATCTATAGCAATCTTTCTATCTGAACTATACCACTCTTGAATTGTTTCTGTAGGAACATAATCACCTTTTTTGTATTGCTTTAATTCTTCTCCTACTAATTTATGACCAATACCAGAAGTTAAGTTTCCTGTAGTATCTGAATAAACTTTTGTTCTATATCCTTCATCATCTAATAATTTTACATCTATTAAATTATCAGCATTATTAATTTGATATCTAAATAATTTTTCTTTTTTCTTTTCAATAGTTTCTTCAGGAGCATTTTGTTCTTCTAAGTCTGCTATTTCTGTTTTAAGATTAGCTTCTTTTCTTTTAACTGTAGGGCTAGTTATAAGTTCTTTAAACAAATCTATTCTTTTAGTAAAGTCAGTAGGCTTAGAATCTGTTGCACCTTTAATAGCTTCTACTGCTCCAAACATAGCTTGACCGGTTAATGGAGTAGCAACTCTTGCACCTGAAGGTAATCCAGAAAGTGTCATTCCTACACCAGCTTTCCATTTTTCCCAAGATGTCATGCCTCTCATAGCTTTATAATCTTCAACATTTAAGTTATCCGGATGAGAAATATTTGAAAATAAATCTTCTATTAATATTTCTTTTTTTGCATTAGATAATTTAGACTTATCAATATTTTCATAATGAGAATCAAATATTAAAATTTTATTTTTTCTGTCTAGTTTTTCCCAATTCTTATCTTGTTCAAATCTGCCAGTATCTGATTCACTAGGAGTTTTAATACCATCATTAAATAAACTAGGTATTAATCCAGAAAATCTATCATAGCTATATCCTTTTTGTATATTACCTACAATACCTGTACCATCATATCTTTCTTTTCCTCGTTCATACCAAGCTTTTTCAACTTTAAAACCTTCAGAACCCATAACCATAATAGAAAAATTTCTTTTATAAACATCATCAGATATTAAGTTTTTAAAATTTTGCATATCAGATTCAGTAGCTTTATTACCGTACAGCATTTCAAATTTACTTTCATATATAGCTTCAGCTAGTTTAGGTTTTTCACCTACTAATTTTTCAAAAGCTAAAGTATCTCTAATAAAAGCTTTACCCTCAATAGGATTAGTTCCTACATCTTCCCAGAAATCTTCAAACCTTCCTTTCTTACCTGACATCTGTAATAGCTCTGCTAATTGTGGGTTGTCTTTACTGTTATATACACTTCTAGTATTTTGATTAGCACTAAAACTTGTAATAAATGTTGAAAGTGCTTCTTGACCTTGCTGGTCTTCATTAGCTTGATTGATTACATCTCGTTCACTACCTTTAATATCTTTCATATACTCTTGTATAGAGTTTGTCATGTTTGCACTAATATCTAATTCAGCAATAACATCATCTAAGTTTCCATAAAAGTCTTCACGTTTAATTTCTTTAAATAAATTTATGCCTCCTTCTTCTTCTTGCCTTTTTCCAATTTTTCTAAAGGCATGTTTTAAACCTTCAAAGACTCCTACATTTCTATATTTTTGTTTTTGTTTATTAAATATATTTTTTTCATAAGCTGTTAATTGATGAGGTGTTAATTGCATTGCTCTTTCTAATGCATCAGCTTGAGATAAAAATTCTCCACTAGGAGTTCTTGTTAAACCTTTAATTGCTTCATTAAATTTTTGATATTTGTTTCCTTCTAAATAATGACTTACTATATTATTTAATGCAACTTCTTTTGCTCCGTTGTATAATTTTTTATCATTTTTAAATGTTTGTAAGTTATCAAAAATATTTCCTTGTTCAATAACTGTATCTAAAGAACCTTTTAATTTTTGTTCTAAAATATCTCTGTAGGGGCTGTTCATATATGCTTTTGTTTTTTCATCGAGAGACATAGTAGCCCATTCTTGGTCTGGACCTGCTAAACTTTTAAGGTCTTCTTCATTAAAACCTGCTGATATAATGTTAGCCATTCCACTAACTCTTTTAGATTGCTGTTCATTATTAGAATACTCAAAAATACCCATATCATCTGCTTCTTTTTCTCTTTTTTTGTAAGCATTTTTAAATATCTGTTGACCTACTCCTATTACAGCAAGAGCTTTACCAATCCTTGCAGATTTTTTTTGTTCTTTTGCTGCTTCTCTATTAATAGATTCTTGTCTAGATAATAAAGATGAACCAAGTTCTTCTAAACTTTTATCTTGATAACTACTCATTATATCACTAAAATTATCTGCCATGTTAAACTCCTGTTTTACCTAATAAACTTTTACCCTGTTGTAATTCAGGTTTAGGTTTTTGTAAAATACTTTCACGTAATTTTGAACTATCTAATTTATCTAATTGCTCTTTAATATCTTTACCTACTGATGTAGGTTGTGCATTTAAAACTTTAGCATCTTGAAATGTACCACCTTCTTCTATAAAAGATTTAGATTCATTAATTACTCTATTTGAAGTATTTTCATCTATATCTTCATCTATTGATTCATCTGCATCTATAACTGGTTCTACACCTGCTTTTTCTGCAATAGCCATAAGCATATACATAGTAGGCTCTAAAAGATTTAGCATCATATCTGGATTAAATTTACCTTTGTTAAATCCTTCTCTCAAAACAACTTGAGATATTGTATTTACAGGAATGCCATTTGACATTAAACCTATAACATTTTGAAGTCTATTAGGTTCTAATAAATCTAAAAATATTTTCTCTCTTGCTTCTTTAACAGAAGCATATTTAGAAGGTTGTTCCCAAGGATAACTTTGTTCAGGAGAATTAGTTAAAGATTGACCTGCTATAGGTTTTTCAAATAATACTTCTTGTAAATTTTGAGGTGTTGCTGCCATAATAATTCCTTAAGTTAATATACCTGTATATGCATTTTCTAATTTAAAAATATCATCATCAGTTGGGTTAGGGTTATTAAAATCCATATACATTAAATTTGGGTTTTGTTGTTTCATTAAAGTAGTCTGTGCAACATCTGCAAAATAAGAAGCTGTTGCTTTTCTTTGCTGTTGTTGTGCAAACCTTTCAGCATCTTCAGTAGCTATTATATCACTTCCTGCCAATTGAATAGGGGCTATTTTTTTATATGCACTAAATTCTCTACTACTTCTTAGCCTTTCTTTAAATTTTAATTTTTCTCCAGTTACTGCATCAACTTTACTTTCTTTAGAAAAAAGTTTAGGTTTATCGCTTGTAAACATTTCTTCTCCTGCTTTTCTAAAGTCTGTATCTAAAAACTTAGTAGGTTTTTTACCTACTGTTATAGTTTCATCCATAGTAGAACCTATCATATTTTTATCAAAAGTTAATGACTGAGCTTCAACATCTGCTGGTTTAATAAATCCATTAGTTACATCACTTACAAAGTTTCTAAAACTAGAACCTCCAGTTCCTGCTCCACCAAACACTTCTCCAACTTTATTCATTCCCATTTCTACTGCATCAGTCACTCTATTAAAAACTCTACCTACTCCTTTGCCTACAAACCCTGCAGCAGTTTGAATACCTTGAGCTATAGGTGCAAGGAAAGAAGAACCTCCTGCTATACTATTTATCCATGTTCCCATACCCGGAAGTATAAAAGATAAAGCAACAGAGCCTAATGGACCTAATTTACCAAAAGCTTTAGCAACTTTACCTAAACCACTTTTAAGTCTTTTACCTATTTTTTTAAAGCCTCTTCCTATTTTCTTACCTATTTTTCTTAATTTTCCCATAATAAATTCCTTTTAATCTAACCAACCGTCTAATATTGTTGATATAGAACGTAAGCTATCGTCCCATACGTCTTGTTTACCTACACCAGCTTCATTTCCTAAAGCAGCAATAAGCAATGAAGCTTTACGTTGTTGGTCATTATCCCACCTTTTAAAGTCATGGTCTGCCTCATCTCTTAATTCTTGCCATAAAAAGTTATTAGCAGAAGCAGTAAGACCAAAAGCATTCTGTGCGTTCTGTTGATTAACTGCATTAAAAGCAGCAGTATCAGCAGTATTAGCTTTACGCCTCCACTCTACGTTTGACTGTGCAATTACTGTTTCATTCTGTGTATTAAATTGTTCTCTAGCAAAATCTTGCTGTGCATTAAATTTAGATACATCAGTTTTTAATTGAGATTCAGCTAGTTCAGCTTGTAACTCATTACCAACTCTTCTAGCTTCTGCAGCATTATTTTGAGAAGCATTAAATTGTTCCATTGAATTTAACTGACTTGTATTAAATTGTTTGTTTTGTTCTTCAAGACTAGCCATAAACTGATTAGTTTGATTTTGACTAGTAGCATTAAACTGTGCTTGAGCATTTAAAGCAGACTGGTCAGATAAAAGTCTTTGTTGTTCTAATTGACTTTTCATCATACTTGCTTGTTGCTCATTATTAAGATTAGCCATGTCCATAGATAAAAAGTTTTGAGCATTACTAATTGCTAACTTAGTTCTTTGGTCTGCAGTAGCCATATCCATAGAAGCTAAAGCTGTAGCATTTTGCATTGCAGCTTGTTGTTCTGCATTCATGTTGGTAATAGATACTGTTTGCATAAACTTACTATTAGCTAATTCAACTTGTTGAGCTGAATTAAATTTAGTCATGTCCATATTTGCTTGGATATTAGCTCTTTGCATTGCAGTTTGTTGGTCAACATTAAGTTGAGCTAATCCCATTTGTTGAGCTAACTCACCATTTTTAATATTAACTTGCATTTGCTTATTAAGATTTGCAAGTTCTGTTTGTTGAGCAGCACTAAGATTTTCTGACCCAGCTTGATTAAGAGCTGATAAGTTTGCAAGTTTCATTTGCTGGTCATTAGATAAATTAGCTAAGTCCATTTGCTGTTTAAATCCAGCATTCTTAGATAAGAAATCTGCAGCAGTTTGCATTTCTGCCATACGTTCTTGATTGACTGCAGCTTGGTTAGCTCCTTCAACTTGTGCTTCTATCTGAAGCTCTGCCATATTTAACTGTTGTTCGTTACCAAGATTTTGCATGTTTGTCTGCTGTTGGTTTTGAACATTAGTTATTGCAGCTTGTTGTTGATTCTGTAAGTTAGCTAATCTTGTTTGTTGTTGTTGTTCAGCAGTAGTCATTACAGCTTGTTGTGTAAATTGACTTTGCATTGTTCTCATTTGTTGAGACATCTGTGCAGTTTGACTTGCAGCATCTTGACGATTTGCTAAGTTCTGCATTCTTAATTGTTGTTCTTGAGTAGCTTGTTGTAAGTTTGCTTGTTGTTGATTACTTAAATTTTGAGCTGCTCTAGCTTGTAAAGCTTGTGCGTTATTTTGTGCCATTGGCATAGCACTTTGAATAATAGCATTAAATAATGAATCTCTACCTACAGTAGAAACACTAAGACCTCTTTGTGCCATTCCAGCATTAACAGCGTCTACAGCAGGTTTAGCCCACATAGGAATCTCACCGTCTTCCATACCACCTAATAAACTTTCCATCTGTGAAGATACTAAAGCTTCTGTAGGTAATGCAGCAATAGCAGCATTAACTTCTACAGGATTCTCATCTACTTGAGCTGTCATTGTTGCAGGGTCTTCTACAATAGCAGCAGCTATATCTTGTGGTATATTAGCAACTTCAGCTACCATAGATGCAGCAGCACCTTTAGCTTCAGTACCTTTTACTGCTCTTTGTTGTGCAGCTTCATAACCAGCAGTTCCAATAACTTGTGCAGCTTGTCCAGCATTAGCAGGTTGACCTGTAATAGCTTCTCTTTCTTGAGCTTCAGCATCAGCAGTTCCAGCAAGTTGAATTTTAGCACCTGTTACGTTTGGAGCAAAAGCACCTGCAGATAAAACACCTTCTACATTTTTAGCTTTGGCAGCATTCATTACACTTGTTTCTATTTCAGCAGCTACTGCAGGTCCTGATAAAGTTCTTATTTCAGTTACACGAGCTTTTGCATCTGGGGATAATGTTCCTGTTTTAGCATCTACAGCTACTTGAGTCCCTGATACAGTTGTAGTAGGTGCTTGAGCTGCAGCAGCTACTTGTGTTTTAGGTCCTGTATCTCTAGCAGTACCTGTAGACACAGCTTCTGTTGCAGTAAACTCAACACGGTCAGCTACACCTCTTTCAGTGTCTTCCATTTGAGGTACATCTTCTCTTGCGATTTCAGTATCTTCTCTACCTATTGTAGCAGGTGTTGAAATTTGTGGAGTATCAGCAGGAAGTACTCCTTGTGCTGTTAACTCTGCAGATGTTCCAGTTCTAGCAACTCTTTCTTCTCTAGCTGTATCTGTTGCAGTTTGAGTTGTAGTGCTTGTCTGGTCTATTGGGTCTTGAAGGTCTGGAGTAAATCCGGGTTTATTTACTGGGTCTCCTACTGGTCCTTCTTTTGGAGGAAGAATACCTCCATCTCTTGGAGGCATTATCGGAGTTTCTACTGGTCCACCCGGAGGAGTTACAGGAGGTCTTTCAATTGGTCCACTTGCACCACCACCCGGTCCACCTATTGATGGTGGTTGAATTGGTTTATCATTTGGAGGACCTTTAACTGGTCCACCCGGAGGAGCTACTGGTCCACCTTTCTTAGGAGGTAATCCCGGTCTTTCGTTGTCCTCAACAGTTGTAATACCGTCTCTAACTTTTTTACCTTTTCTATAACTTACTCTACCACCTTTAGACATATCTAATCTATTATCGGTAGTATATTTTTTAGTATATTTTTTATTTCTTTTCTTTTGTTGTTTATTTTTTTTCATTTAAATACCTATAAGTATATTCTACTTGACTTCAAAGAGTTTGTCAAGCTTTTCTCCGATTTTATCTATCCTATCCATGAGGATTCCCATGTCATCTTTAACTTCGTTTTTGGTTACATACTCTCTAGCTATCTCTTCACGAGTCTTGTTTAAGAGTATGTCAAGGCGTTTAGCCTCTTCTGTGTTTTGTCTAATGCTGTAAAGCACTGGTGCTAACACCAAAGTTATAAATATATTCCAAAATAAATAAGGTGTTAGTTCCATAGTGTTTTTATCCGATTGTTTTAGTAACGGATGTTGGTGTGATAAGTAATGCGATTTGAGCATCTAAGCTAGACTTCATAGCTGTTACAGCATCACTACCCATAGCTGTTTCAACCCAGCCTTGTACGTCTGAAGCAGATAAATCTGCAAAAGCTGTAAAGCTTGACAAGTCTGAAGTATCTACAGATTGTGTTCCGTATGATGTAGCAGTCCAGTTGTTACCATCAGCATCCTGATTAGCATCGTCTTCTGCTGTTAATCTCCAATGCACGTTATAAACAACGTCTGCATTACTATCTAGTGTTGGGTAAGTATCAACTGTTGAAACGTCCCAAGTATATCCAATTGCCATATTATTCTCCTTTTAGTTTGTTAATTTCAGATTGTAAGGCTTCAATCTGTGCTTGTTGTTCTTTCATTCCTTTTACAAGGTGGACTACCAATTTGCTGTAATCCATCTGATACATTTCTTCTTCAGAACCTGATACTGCATTTGGTACTATGTCCATAACTTCTTGAGCTATTAAACCTTCGTCAGCTTGTCC